AAGATAAACAGTTAGAAAAAGAAAAAATAAATAACGAACACATACCATCAGTTATAGTTAGTGAACCTTCTATTACTACATCTGTTGATAATCAATCACCATCAGTATTACAACCATCACCATCACCACTATCACTATCACTATCATCATCACCATCATCATCATCATCATCACCATCATCATCATCACCATCACAATCAATATCACCACCATCATCATCATCACCATCACAATCAATATCACCACCATCATCATCATCACCATCACAATCAATATCACCACCATCATCATCATCACCATCACAATCAATATCACCACCATCATCATCATCACAACCATCACAATCAATATCACCACCATCATCATCATCACAACCATCACAATCAGTATCATCACCATCACAATCAGTATCATCACCATCACTATCAGTATCATCACCATCACAACCATCACAATCAGTATCATCACCATCACAATCAGTATCATCACCATCACTATCAGTATCATCACCATCACAACCATCACAATCAGTATCATCACCATCACAATCAGTATCATCACCATTAAAATCACTATCACAATCAGTATCATCACCATCACTATCAGTATCATCACCATTAAACAAAAATGAAGAAAACCAACCATTATTACAGAAACCTAGTAACTTCAAAAAAATGGTAGATTTTGTAGGAAAAAAATTTAATGCTGTTCCAGGAACAGCATTAAATGTGGCTTCCGCATTTTAGTTCATAATAAAATGTCTAGTTAAATAATCCCAAGTATTCATAAATAAAAAATTTTTATAAATATAATTTATAAAAATATAATAATAATAACACAAATGGATAATAACAATAATCACATTACTACTTATTACAATAAATTCCCACATTTAACTATAAAGAATTTTACAAGCAACGGTGACCTTTCAACTGATATAAATCTTGATACATTTTCAAGAAGAGTTAGTCAAAGTTCGTTTTCTGGAGTATCATTTGTGTTATTTTACAGTAAAGGTTGTTGTGAAAATTATCTCAAATGTTTCTCTGAATTACACTCAAAATTACCAAGAAATTCACCAATAAATGTATATGGTTATGATGTCGCACAATCTGGAACTCTTAATAATACTATTTTTTCTTCGTTAACAAATGCTCCCTATAAAATAATGGGTTACCCTTTTCTTGTAGTGTTTTTTAATGGACATTTTTGTTCAGTATATAAACCAGACAATTTACCAACAGCTGATATTCTACAAAATGAATTAATAAAATATGCAAATAAAATATTACAAAATAAAACGTGTATATCTGGACAATAATATTCTCTCAACAAAACTACATATATTGTTGTTTGAGTTGAATAATTCTCTCTTCAAAATTTTGGGTATTAAAACTACTAGTATTGTGCAATCTGTGTCTTACTAAAATATCTGGTAAATTATAGAATGTTTTTTTATTTTTCCACAATCTTAACCATAATTCATAATCTTCAAAACCTTCAAATTTTTCATCCCAATTACACAATTCTTTTTTAAGTAAAACACTACTATTTATAATAGGATTATAATATGTAAAATTAAACATGGTTATATCATAATAAGGCAAAGTTGGCACATCAACTGAATTTCCAAAATAATGTGTATTTGTACCAATTACATCATAATCTTTTGTATAGTCTAGTTGTCTTTTTAGTTTATTTGGTAACCAAATATCGTCAACATCAATTAATGCAACCCAATTATATTTTGCAAATTCTAAAAGTTTATGTAATGTTTTTATTTTGCCTTTTAAATTATACAAATCAAAAACCTTAATTCTATTAAATTCATCTTTTAATTCATATTGTTTAGCAATTTGATAAACTTGAGAATTAACTGGATGTCCATTTATACCAATTAATAATTCCCATTCTTTATAAGTTTGATTAAGAACAGAAGAGACACTTTCATCTATAAATTCTATACCGTTGTAAATAGGTAGTAATATAGAAATCATTTTATTTTGTAATTTATTTTATAATATACAATCTTTAAACTTAATTTTTCTTGTTATATGATACATTTGATATAACTCTATTTAGTAAGTTTCCAAGATTATTAGAAGACCAATTTGTATCTGTTTCTTCTTTATTAATATTCTTTATTTCTTCGTAATCATCTTCATTTTTATCGTTTTTTTCTTCGTTGTCTATATTAATTTTAGTTTCAATCTCATTATTTCCTTTATCAACATTTTTCTCGACAACCACCGGTATATCAATTACAACATGTTTTTCAAGTGTATTTTGTTTATCAATATCCATAACTATTTCTTTTTGGATGTTGAAAGATAATTTATCCTTATTGTCTTTTTTAGGATTTATCCTTATTTGTTTTTGCAAAATTGGACTTGGATTTACAGAATTAACAGCTGTAACAATTGGTGTTTCTATCAAATCGGTTGATGTTCTGGCTATTTCTAAATTACTTGAAGATAAAGAAGAAATTTCTTCATCAGTTTCAGGTATATCTATTATTGTATTCATTTTATGTATTTTTTCATTTTGCGTTTCAATTGTTTTTTTATAAATTACAGTTTCACTTAACATTATAATTTCAGGCATTTCAATAGATATTGTTTTTCCTTTCTTTCTTAATGATTTTTTGAAATTATTCAACACGTCATTTCTTATATTTGGTTGGTATTCATGTATACGTTCAATTTCATGTAAAACCATATTGAAAAATTTAGTTACTTCAATTCTTCTATCTCTTTCTAAACTAAGTTCAGTTTTAATTAATCTGTGGAGTCTATACCAATCATTTGAAGCTCTATAATGTTCATCTTTTCTTTTAGAAAAAGAAAAGATGTTATTAAGAGTGGATAAAATAGATATTATAATTCCTAGAGCACCAATTACCAGATTTATAATGTTATTATCTGCACTTGTAGATATAGAACCAAGAGACAAATTTGCCCCACCAGTAATTGAAGATAAAACAATAACTGGAATAGTCAATCTGTAATATTTTTTTTTAAAAATTGTATGTGTTTTAATATGTAATTCTCTCCAAATTTGACATTTTTCAGATATGTTTTTAAGTAAAATTTCTATATCATCTGTCCACTCTTTTAATACATGTCTATGAATTTCATCTTTTGACATTTTATTTTATATTTTCTTTTAGTAAATATAAAATATTTCTTTGTTTTTTTATTTTACAAAAAACAAGTAGATACTCATTATCAAGAATGAAGTGCCTGTTCCAAAATAACGTGATATCATAAGTGCATTTTCGATATCATTTTCAAATGGACACAACACTTTACAAATAGACAATGTATCCGAATGCATCTTTTCTGGATTGTATTTTTTATAATAATGTTCTTGACATCCCAAATGAGAATAAGACAAAATAGATATAAGAATTATAAATATAATCCCTTGAATTCTCTTTTGTTTGTATAAAATAAATATAATAAGTAAAAATACAGTTGCATCTTTCATATGATCATAATAATCACCAAATTTTGTAACCATATTATATTTACGGGCATACAGACCATCTGCACAATCAAATATATATGAAATAAAATAAAAAATACCTGGTAAATATCTTATTTTATGATATAAACAATATACTGCTAATAACCCAAAAAATAAAGAAAAAGTAGTCAAGTCATTTGGAGTCATATTTGCTTTTTTAAAATGAGGTGAGAGATAATCACATAGTTTTAAAATAGGTACATCTATTTGATTTTCTAAATATTCGGGCAATTTAGTTACTCTTTTTTCGTGCAATTGAGATTCTAATGATAATTTAGAGGATATAGATATATTTTGCATTTTAAAATATTGTATATTTTTTATAAAATTAAAATAAATTTAAAATTTTATAAAAAAATATAATTATAATATTAAAAAAATGAATGAAAAAAAGTATTTCTATGGAACTGATTTTTCATCTACGAAAATAAATATAGAATACACAAATCTTAAAAATACTGAAAAATACATAATGAACAATAGAAATCAAAAATTACACACAAGACATGTATTCACAGATAAACATCCTCCAAAAGCAATAATTATATGTTTGCACGGATACGGTTCTCATATTAATAGATTTGTGTATAAAAAGCTATATGAAAATTTAACAAATAATGGTTATGCATTTATTGGATTAGATTTTCATGGACATGGTTATTCAGATGGAGAAAGAGCTCTGGTTACAAATTATATTCATTTAATTGAAGATGTTCTATGTCTTTTAGTTGATATTTTTAGAAATGGAAGTTTAACTGGAGTTGGATTATGTAAAATTCCATTTTATATAATGGGTCATTCTATGGGTGGTGCAATTGCAATTTTAACTTCATTATTATTGACAAATTATTCAGTTAATTTTAGTAAAGGAATTTTACAATCTTTATTTTATACTGAAAATAAAGATTTTATACATAGAAAAATAAGTCCATATTTTAAAGGCTGTATACTTATGTGTCCAGCAATTGATCTGAATATTTGTAGTTTTTCTTTTTTAAATTATTTCATTAAAAAAATTCCATTTAGTTATGCACCTAATTATTCCATTCCTAAATATATTTTAGATGAATCTAAATATAACAATCTGTGTTGGTCATGTCCAAAATACTTAAAATATATTGAAGACGATGGATACCCAAATAATCCAAAAGGTATTGGTTACGGTGGAAATATAAAACTCGGCACATTAAATTCTATTATTACTTTATCTGATACTGTAAAAAACAAAATAAATAATATTGAGTTTCCATTTATAGTATTACACGATTCTATTGGAGATATTGTTGTAAAAAGTTCTGGAAGTAAATATCTCATAGATAATTCTTGTTCAAAAGATAAAATATATATTGAAATAAAAGATGGATTGCATGATATGTTGGCAAATAAAACAGATGAAACAATTAAACATATTTTAAAATGGTTAAATAAATGAAATTTATTTTGTAATTATTTTGTAATTATTTTGTAATTATTTTGTAATTATTTTGTAATTATAAAATACAATTATACAAAAATGCCAAGAATGTCTCGTAAATACTGTTTAACTACATCTCAAAAAAAAATGGGATTTAGTCAGAAAGCAAGTTGTAAGTCACAAGGATTTATGAAAAGAACTTCTAAAAAATTTAAAGGAAAATATATGGTTTCTCCTGTTAAAAAAAGTAAAAATAAATCATTATATTCTAATGGCAAAAATAAACCAAGAATTAGGAGTGGATACGGTAATGAAAAAATAGCAAAACAAACTTTAAAAAACATAAAGGGAAAATCTAAATCTTATCAAAAACAAATTGTAAATACTATGTATAATAGAGCAAAGTATCATAAATATCAAACTGAAGATATGAAAAAAGCAATGAAAATTTATAAAAAATGGATAAATTCAAAAAAATAAAAAATATATATTATATTTATAATATAAATGGGAAGTATATTTTCAGGAACAAATAATACACCAACTCCATTAGATACATCTACTTTTGCGAGTAAAGATTATGTATCGTCTCAATTAAATTCTTATGTGAAAACAAATGATATTCAAACTCAAGTCTCAACTCAGTTAACATCCCAATTGCCAACACAATTGACAAACCAATTGACAAATTATGCAAAATACAGTGATGATTCAAAAAAATCTTTAAAGTTAAATATAAATTCAGATACTGATTATTTTACTCTAAATGATATTAATAATAAATCAATAGCAAAATTTGGAAAAAATTCAATTATTGATAATATTCAAAGCAAACAACTTATAGTTGATAATAATAGTCTTACTGCTGGAATAGTTTTAAAAAATCAAACTGGTGGACAACAAAATATATTTGCAATACAAAACGGAAATGACTATGGACAAAATATCGGACAAACAGATTATTTAAGAATAGGTAAAGTATCTTTAAATCAAGATGGTTCTGTGAACTCAAACGTTCAATTTCCATTTATTAGAATGGATATGAACCCAAAAGACACAGATGGCAAATCTTTAAATACTAGAATTCGTTCTAATGTCATTTTAAATAAAGATATAAATATAGGTGAAGACAATTATTATTATAATATTTCTAGAGATGACAAAATGTGTCTTACTTTAAAGTATAAGGTAAATGGTAAGGATGATATAATAATAGGAAAATGGTGTCCTGATAATAGAGTTATGGTGCCTTAATTTCTATTTTAATAAATTATACAATATAAAAACGGCTTCTATATAATTTCTTTTTACAAGTAAAATATAAATTATATAAAATATCAAATTATATCTATAGATATACATTCCGATATTGGTTAATTGATATATTGTATCATAAGTTGATTTAAAATATTCATAATACATTTTGAATATTGCAATAAATAACTTTTTTATGACTTGTAACTAAAAAAATACAAATAATAAAAAAAATCTTTATCAATTATAATATTAAAAATAAAAATGTCTTCTGATTATGTTTCTTTCAGAGAAATTCAAATACGAAACGAGATGCAAATGCCTGAAGTTTTAAGAGCGATGAGAGAACACAAATTTGACGTTCAATTTTTACAAAACGAACAAAATCCTCTCGCTAACTTGTATAGAAATACTTATAAATATCTTGAATATCCTTCTTATTCAAGTCCTCAAGAAAGAGAAATTGTAAGACAATCAATTAATGACGGTAAACAAATCTCTCAACAGATTATACAAAATATAATGAAACCTTATGCTCCAAATATTCATTCTTAATTTTTTATATTATATTTTTTATATTTTTTATATTTTTTATATTTACTTTAATATAAAAATGGGAAATACAGGTTCTCAAGGTCCTAAAGGAGAAATCGGACCTACTGGTCCTGAAGGTAAAAAAGGTGAAAAAGGTGAAAAAGGTGAAAAAGGTGAAAAAGGTGAAAAAGGTGAAAAAGGTGATAAGGGTTCTAGTGGAACTATAACCCTTGATTCGATAACTCCTTCTCAAATGACAGAGCTATTAGATACATTATTAAAGGATTCTAGATTTAAGGGTCCAGAAGGTAAAACAGGAGACACCGGACCACAAGGATCCACAGGTCCTCAAGGAGTTAAAGGAGATACAGTTTATTTTGATGCTACTAATATTAATAGTGATGTATTAATAAAAAATGATAAAACTTTTGAATTGAGAAAGACGAAGGATAACAATCAATTAGATAGACGTTTCGTGATACAGAATGATAATGACGATTATGCTATATTTACTGATAAATATATGGTAGGTCAAGGTTCTAATTTAAATTTACAACCATTTGGATGGGGTGGAAATGTAAGGATAGGATATGATCCTAATAATTTAGAAAGTTTAACTTCACCGAGAACTCCTTTATCAGCTGTTCCAGATGCAAAATTAGCAGTAAGAGGAAAAATTAATGCTTCTGATGGTTTTGTTGTTGGAAATAATACAAAAAAAATTTTCTTTCCAAATTATTCCGGTGGAAAATGTTTATCTAAAAATTATTTAGGTAACAAGACAACAAGAGGTATCCACTCTGAAAGTTGCAGTGAAGCGGGTAATTTTACTTTTATAAATACAGGTAACATATCAGGTGAACATATAAGTTTTTTAAATAGTGATAATAAAGTTAAATGTTTATATTCAGATGGTCAAAACGATAATGCCGTTATAAATGCAAAAGATTGTGATTTTAATGACCCATCCCAAAAATTTGTAAGAAGTGGAAGTTTAATATACAATCCTTATTCTTTTCAATGTCTTAATGCAGATAGTTCAAGAGGATTTTGGACATGTAACTTTGAAAATACACAGAATAACTATTTAATATAATTTTCTATGGTCTAAATCTTCTTATAGGTCTTCTTTGTTCTGTGTTCATCGATATAGGTTGAACGTTGTTCCCAAATAATGGTGTTGGTTTATATGTTGAATATTCGGATAATTTTAGACGTTTTTCTGGATGTTCATATTCAATTTTATCTTTCATTTCTGTATATAAATTTTTAATTTTTTCCTTTAATTCTTTTTTTGAAATTCTATTATCATCATAATCAACTATTAAATCAGTTAATTCTTGAGGCATCATTGAAAGAATATCATATACCTTTTCGTATTTTTCAAATCCAGTTTTATAATACTGTAATAATGCATTTTTAAAATCATTTTCATTAAAAAATTGTTTACCTTCAATTGCAAATATATGTTTGTTTCCTTGTATAAATGCAGGACCATTTAAACGATGCAATTTACCATTTTGATACCATCTTTTGTGATTTTCAGTAACTTCAGCAGGTTTGTTATTTTCGTCTCTATGTTTTACAAAATTATTTTCTCTTTTTTTCATAATATACCATACATAACTTTTTGTAGGTTCATGCAAATAAAATAAAACAATATCTCCATTTTCGTCTTTTTTAACCCAGCTCCTAAAATCGTAATCAGGTCTATAATATCTACATTCAGCTCCATTTTTTTGTTTTATGTAATTGTATTCTCCAAATTGGTCTTTTCTTATATTCTGTAATTGAAAAATTTCAGAATAATTGTCAGGATCTCCGCAATCGTTATCAAATATATCTTTTTGAAAATTAATATTGTTCATTTTTAAATTATGTTTTATAATATATAATTTAAAAAAAAATATTACAAATAAAAAGAGTAATTCATCTATCATGAACAATGACCAATATAGTTCTTATCTTGCTGGTTTAAATTCATCAGTAGAACAATATAAAATGATGAATCCAGAAAAATACGAAACAGCACAAGCAATTGGGAATGATATGATGTCCTTAAGTTATGATTTAGAATTAGGAATAGATATGAAAGGTTCTTGTTTAAGATGTAAAAATATACTTATGTCTATATATCAATATGCACTTGAAAAAGATGACATGTACGATGAAGAATACGATTTATTAAAAACAATTCTAGTTTTTCATTTAAAGTGTCTAAATGATGTAGATGATATTTTTTTAGAGGACCAAGAAAAATTAAAAAAATGTCTACAAATGATTAATGAAAAAATAAAAGAATTATCAAATGATAATTAAAAGTATAATTTATATATATTTTATTTTATAATTATTTTTTACAAAATATACAATGAGAAATAAAATATTAAAATTGATGATAGAGATAAGATATCCAACAAACTATGATTATAAAAACTTGCTTGAATTTATGAATAAAATTAAACATCCATTTGTTAGTTCAGAATTGAGAATAATTGATAAAAATGAAGGTTTAAATGTATCAACTCAAACAATTTCAGAAATAAGTTATGTTGTTAAATATACAGGAACAGACAATATTTGTAAAACTTTGGATTCATATATTAATCAAAACGATTTTAATAAAAAAGAATGTAATAAAGATAATTAAAAGAACAACAGACTTAGTATTCTCTTCTCTAGTTTAAATATTTTGTATTTTTACATCAATAAATACAAAATATACTACAAAATATCAAAGTTATAAAATAATTAACAAATTTTAGTTACAGTCCAAAAATCATCTGCTAAATCTGGATTTAATACATAATCAAATGGCAAATATCCATATCCTTTATCTCCCCAGTCTTCACCCCAACTATTTCTAAAAGTAAATAAACGTTTTTCACAATCATATCCTACAAGTACAATAGCGTGTCCTCCTAATAATTTTTCATCATCACCAGGAATTGGAACAATACCAGTTTTTGATACATTTTCACTTTCAAAACTTTCATAAACAGAAATTCCAAAAACAATAGGAAATCCAATATTTAATGCAGTTTTTATTGTAGTTTCGTTTTGTGAAACTCTTTTATAACTTAGAGATTTATGTTTAGAAGCATATTCATAACATTTTTCATCTGGTTTTGTATCGAAATTTTCAATAATATATGGCCATTGAGTTTCATTGCAATAACCAATTTTATTTATAGATTTAATACCATCTCTAATACTTGCACCTGTATCGGAATGAATATTACCTTCCATTTCTCTTTCATTATAATAAATAAATAAACGAGAAGGAATGTTTGATTCCATTTTTTGTTTAGTTTCATCATATTGAATTGCACAGCCAATTGCATTTGCAGTACAACTACCAAGTTCACCTTGGTTGTATATAGGTGGACAACTAGGTCTAAGATCGCAAGATTTAGTTTGTAAATGATCAACTGTTGAAATGAGTTCTAATGTAAATTTATGATCGCGTTTATCAGGAAGGTCGCGTTTCCATCCATATTTCAATGGAACGAATTTTTCTTTAAACAATTTAGAAATTTCATCTTGTTTCTTGGATTTTAAAGAACAAGTTTCACACCATTCATTTTTTTCATTAACTAGATGAGTTTCTAGTTTGGTATTTTCATTTTCAAGTTTATCATTTGTTGTTTGTGTATTTTCAATGGACGATGTCCTTTCAGTAGGAGTTGATTTAGAAAATCCAAAAATATTTTCAACGAAATTCATCATTTTGTATTTTTTATAATATTTTATTATTAAATTGATTTATAAAAATGTCTCTTTAAATAATTTTACAAAATGGATAATAATGAAACTAATACAAATAGTAATGATAATATTCAAGGCAACCAATTAACATCAGCTAATTATTCAATTGCTAAAATTGGTTCTTTATCTTTTGAATTAGGATATGGAGGCACTATGTATTTAAACAATTTATCAGGTCCAGTATTAAACCAGTTAAAATGTAATCATGAAAATGATATCGTAAAAAACAATTCTGATAAAATAGGTCCACCTGGACCTCCTGGACCTCAAGGTATTCAAGGACCACCTGGACCTCAAGGTATTAAAGGTGAAATGGGTTCTACTGGTCCTCAAGGTTTACAAGGTTTACAAGGTTTACAAGGTCTACAAGGTCTACAAGGTCTACAAGGTCTACAAGGTCTACAAGGTTTACAAGGTCTACAAGGTCTACAGGGTGAAATGGGACCACAAGGTCTACAAGGTCTACAAGGTATTCAAGGAGAAAAAGGTCCTCAAGGTATTCAAGGTGAACAAGGTCTACAAGGTGACATTGGACCTACTGGAGAACAAGGTCCTCAAGGTATACAAGGCGAAAGAGGTTTGCAAGGAATTATTGGACCTACTGGCGAACAAGGTATAATGGGTGAATTGGGACCTACTGGACCTCGAGGTATTCAAGGGGAACAGGGATTACAAGGAGTAAGAGGTCCAAGAGGTTTTAATGGTATTCAAGGTTTACAAGGTGACATTGGACCAACAGGCGAACAAGGTCCAAGAGGTTTGCAAGGAGACATTGGACCTAAAGGTGAACAAGGTATTCAAGGTTTACAAGGTGTAAGAGGACCAAGAGGAATTCAAGGTTCTCAAGGTCCACAAGGTGACATTGGACCTACAGGTGAACAGGGTATTCAGGGAATTATTGGACCCATCGGAGAAATTGGTCCTACAGGTCCACAAGGAATACAAGGGTCACAAGGTCCTAAAGGAAATATAGGAGAAATAGGTCCAACTGGTCCATTTGGTGTAGGTCCAACTGGTCCCCAAGGTATTCAAGGAATACAAGGTATTCAAGGCCCTAAAGGAAATACTGGTCAAACTGGTCCTCGTGGATTGCCTGGACCAATGGGTGTTCAAGGTTTAGTCGGTCCAACTGGAGACTTAGGACCAACTGGTCCAATTGGTCTTAGTTTAACAGGTCCTCAGGGTATTCAAGGTTTAAAAGGCTCAACTGGAGACTTAGGACCAACCGGTCCAATTGGTCTTAGTTTAACAGGTCCTCAAGGTATTCAAGGAATACAAGGACAAATCGGTCCAACTGGTCCTCAAGGAATGCAAGGTATTAAAGGAGATTTAGGTAAAATTGGTCCAACTGGACCTCAAGGAATACGAGGAGATATTGGACCAATTGGTGTTCAAGGGTTACAAGGCCCAGTTGGAACACAAGGACCTCAAGGTCCTATTGGTTTACAAGGTTTACAAGGTCCAAAAGGAGACATAGGTCCAAAGGGAATACAAGGAGAGATTGGTCCGATTGGTCCTCAAGGAATACAAGGAGAGATTGGTCCGATTGGTCCTCAAGGAATACAAGGAGAGATTGGTCCAACAGGTCCTCAAGGAATACAAGGAGAAATTGGACCTACTGGTTTAATTGGTCAAACTGGACCTCAAGGAGAAATAGGTCCAAGAGGTATACAAGGATTACAAGGTTCAGTAGGTCCAAGAGGTTTTCAAGGAATACAAGGAATTCAGGGACCAACTGGTCCAATAGGTCCTCAGGGTATACAAGGATTTAGAGGTCCAATAGGTATAGGATTTACAGGACCTCAAGGACCTCGAGGTATCCAAGGAGAAATAGGACCAATTGGTCCTCAAGGTATAAGTATTACAGGTTCTATGGGACCAAGAGGTCCAATAGGAAGACAAGGAGACATAGGTCCAACTGGTTCTCAAGGTATACCGGGTCCTGTAGGACCAAAGGGTATTAAAGGAGATAAAGGTGACAAAGGAGAAAAAGGAGATATAGGTATTCAAGGTGTAACTGGTTCAACAGGTGCCCAGGGTCCTCAAGGTTTAATTGGTATGATAGGACCAATGGGCAAAATTGGTTTACAAGGTCCACAAGGAGACATAGGTCCAACTGGTCCAACTGGTTCTCAAGGAGAAACAGGACCAAAAGGTCCAATAGGTATAGGAATACAAGGTCCAACTGGTATTCAAGGTCCACAAGGAGAAATAGGTCCAACAGGTTCTCAAGGAATAAGTATTATAGGTCCTATAGGTCCAACTGGTATTCAAGGTCCACAAGGAGAATTTGGTCCGACAGGACCTCAAGGAATTCAAGGGTTAAGAGGTTTTAGAGGTGTGACTGGACCACAAGGAATACAAGGAATACAAGGAAATACAGGTCCAAGAGGATTGCAAGGACCACAAGGTATACAGGGTATTCAAGGAGAAACTGGACCACAAGGAATTCAAGGAATTCAAGGAGAAACTGGACCACAAGGAATTCAAGGCATTCAAGGAGAAACTGGACCCATAGGTCCAAGAGGACCACAAGGAATTCAAGGTATCCAAGGTATCATTGGTTCTACAGGTATCCAAGGAGAACAAGGACCTACAGGACCTCAAGGACCTCGAGGTTTAACCGGTATTCCAGGTCCAAAAGGAGAAATTGGTATTCAAGGTTCTATTGGTATTCAAGGACCTATTGGCATTCAAGGACCTATTGGAAATACAGGTCCACATGGTCCAACTGGTCCAAGAGGAATACAAGGAATACAAGGTATTCAAGGTCCAACTGGACCACAAGGAATTCAAGGACCAACTGGCGTAGAGGGACCATTAGGACCAGTTGGTCCACAAGGTATTCAAGGAATACAAGGTGTTCAAGGACCAACTGGACCACAAGGAATTCAAGGCGAAAAAGGACCAATCGGGGTAGAAGGGCCAATGGGTCCACAAGGTGAACAAGGACCAACTGGAGCTTTAGGTCCAAGAGGTATGATTGGACCTTGTGGACCGCAAGGTATTCAAGGACCAACTGGTCCACAAGGAATTCAAGGACCAACTGGATTAAGAGGTATAATAGGACCACAAGGTATCCAAGGAGAACAAGGACCAACCGGGGTAGAAGGACCAATGGGTCCACTTGGACCACAAGGTATTCAAGGACCAACCGGTGTAGAAGGTCCTCAAGGACCTACAGGTCCAAAAGGTGACAGAGGAGAGAGAGGTCCAGTTGGGCATAGAGGACCTACTGGAACTATTGGACCTATGGGTTTAACAGGACCAACTGGTCCAATTGGGTTACAAGGTCCAATTGGTTTGAAAGGAGCACAAGGGATACAAGGGTTAACAGGTCCAACAGGTCCCAAAGGAGATATTGGCGAAAGAGGTCCATCTGGATATGCAACTCTTACAGGTGCAACTGGTTCTACTGGACCAAGAGGTTTTAATGGAAATATTGGACCTACTGGACCAAGAGGAGAGAAGGGTGACAAAGGAGATAAAGGATTAGATGGAATAAAAGGAGATACAGGAGAGAAGGGCGACAAAGGAGAAAGGGGAGAAAGAGGAGAAAGAGGACCAATGGGTGATATTGGAGACATTGGACCAAGAGGACCAAAAGGAGACGTTGGAGATATTGGACCAAGAGGACCAGTTGGAGACATTGGACCAAGAGGACCAAAAGGAGATATTGGACCTCAAGGACCACAAGGTGACAAAGGAGAAAAGGGTGAAAAAGGAGATATTGGACCACAGGGTTTAAGAGGATTACAAGGTCCTCATGGTGATAAGGGAGACAAAGGAGAAAAAGGTGATATAGGGGATAAAGGAGAAAAAGGAGACAAAGGGGACAAAGGTGATAAGGGTGACAAAGGAGATAGAGGAGAAAAAGGCGATAAGGGCGATAAAGGAGAAAAAGGAGATAAAGGAGACAAGGGTGCTAAGGGGGAAAAAGGGGAAAAAGGAGACAAAGGAGAATTTATACAAGGTGAAAATATAACAACTACAATTTTAAAATCAAACATAATTGAAAGCACAAAAATTAAGACATTTGATATTGAAATAGTTGAAATAACAGAGTGTGCTACCATTAAAGTAGAAAATTTAACAGGTCACCTGTTAAATATGACTGAATCTAATATACAAAATATAAATTCAAAACATATTGAAAGTGAGCATATTAAAACATCAATATTAGAATCAGATAAATTGGCGACGACCGATTTATTTACACAACAATTGATAATGAATAGTTGTACTGGAAATACAATTTCAGTTATAGAATTGAACACAGAAACATTAAAATCGCAAAATATTTTCACAGAAACAATGAGTGTTCAAGAAATAGAAAATGAAAATATAAAAAATAACAATATACAGAGTAAAAATATTTATTCTGAAAATATATCATTTAATTCAAGTTCTGGTCATACAATTAATATATCAAATAAAATAACTTGTTCTACATTGAAAAAAACAAGAAAAGATTTAATAAGAACAAAATCAACAAAACCACCAAGTAATAGCTATACAGTATGTTTTCAAAATGAAAAAGTAAATAATTTAGACGACTATGTAGAATATATATCCGACCCAAATACAGGAGATACAATTAAAATTTTAGTAAACGGTGTTTATTCAATAAATGCAAATTTTCAAAATACTACTTTTTCATCAACTTCATGGATAGATAGAAATAATCCGTCAACTCATGACATGAATAGTGCTTCAGAAGGTAATTTATTAACGTGGATTTCACGAGCAAACGGTCAAGAAGCAGGAATATACTGGACTGGATATCTTGAAAAAGACGATATGATAAGAATTAAAAGCACAATTCCAACAAATATATCTACAAGTTCAAATGGAAGTTTATTTCTAACATTGTTATACGAATGTTAATATGTATTTTTATGAATATAATTAAAGAAACTATATTTTATAATGTAAAAATTATAAAATACAAAATGTCTTTTTTTGAGAAAACAAATAACCAAAATAAATATTATATTTATATAATTTTACCAAAATATGATAATGTAGAATATAAAAGTGAAAATACATGTAATATAGATGTTAAAATTATAATTTCTAAAATAGTTATTCCATATAATTATTCTTATATTTATGAAAATTATAAAACAATCATAAAAAAATATAAAGATGATATTCACGATACTTATTCACTGATATATTCTTTCAATTTTTCATTACCTGTTTATCCTTATGATTTATTTATATTCAATAGAATATCTCTTCATTCTTACATTAAAGTGTGTGAAAATATAAAAAATATAAATTGTAAAGAAGAAAAAGTAAAAACTTATTTTCCAAGTTCTTCTAAATCTGGAAATATTTTACAGATCAATTTCTTATGTAATTTAAGTTATTTGAAAAGAACAAAAGAATGGGGTCCAATCTGGAAAAAAAATAAATTTATAATTGACAAGACAAATGAAAATATACATACAAATATGTATAATCGTATTTTAGCATCTTTACAAGAAGGTAATACAAAAAAAACAATTGCAGATTTAGGAAAAACGTCGACTGAAAAAAATATATTTGAAAAAGAATTGAAAGAAGATAATGAAAATTTATTTTCAATATATAAATTATCAAAATATTATTTCGATATAGTTAGTGAAAATAATTATTATAAATGTGAATTATTGGATACAGAAGAAAATTTTATAAATAATATAAATAAACGTCCAAATTACGATTATATAGATAAATGTCTTGAATATTTTGAAAATGAAAATTATAAAATAATTATTTAATGTAATTTTCAAATGAAAATAATTGATAATCTTTATAATTGCATTTATCAACTAGATAAATTTTAGAATTTGTATCTTTTATACTTATATGATAATTTGAAAGAAGAAAATATTTATTAATCTGTTCTATATCATCAAAAAAAATATAATCTGAAACTGACAACGTATCTTTAGGAATATTTGAAATATCACCAATGCATACTCTATGTATTTTATTGAAATTTTTATTTATAGTTATATTTAAAATATCATCTTTTTTTTTATCGTAAAAATTAATATAGGTTAGTTTTCTTGTTGTGTTTTTAACTATATCTGATACTTTATCTATTTTATTTTGATCAATGTTTTTAAGATTATTTTTATCTATATTTGTACTTGTCTCTATGTCATCTTTTAAATTTTCACTATTTAAAAACATTTCATACGATTCGATGTTTAAAATACAAATGAAAGGCATTATATCCAATATATACTTTAGTGTTTTTTGAGTATTTGCATTATTTATATTATTTATATAATATGAAATGTCATCTTTATATTCGGTTGAATTGTTATTGTCTGATATATTTGTTAGATATGATGTGCATAATGTTATATTACAATAATCCTTTTCAATAGGTAAAGATTTCCAATAAAATTTGTTAAAATTATCAGTAAATATAGGTCTACTCATTTTTTATTAAATCTTTGTATTTAATTTTTTTTATTTTTTCTTTATTTAAAAATCTCTTTTTAATTTTTTTAAATAAAGAATATATAATTTTTTTTTATTTTTTTTATCTATTACATATAATAAAGAAATGGCCAAATCACGTAGAACATCACTCCGTCGTTCTCTCAGTAAAAATGTTGATACAATGATGGCTTTGTGCAAACAAAGCTTATCTAAAGCTGAAAAGAAAGCTTATAAGAAGTCCCGTAAGGCTTCCAAGAAGTCTCGTAAGGCTTCCCGTAAGGCTTCCCGTAAGGCTTCCAAGAAGTCCCGTAAGGCTTCCAAGAAGTCTCGTAAGGTTTCCAAGAAGTCTCGTAAGGTTTCCAAGAAGTCTCGTAAGGCTTCCAAGAAGTCCCACAAGAAGTCCCACAAGAAGTCTCACAAGAAGTCTCACAAGAAGTCTCGTAAGGCTTCCCGTAAGGCTTTACATTAAATAATTTTATATTAATTAATCATATATATTATATTGAACGGACTTTTAGTCCTGTAATTTTAAAGTTAGAATTATGAAGTAAATAACTTTTTATACAAACATTCTAATGATCATCACTCAATATAATATATTATATTATTTTATTTTTTTGTCCAAAAAACGTTTAATTTTAAACGCGTTTAACTGACATATGGTATCGCTTATATCGTCTTTTTTATTTGAATTTTTATCAAAAATATACTCATATAGTTGTTTTGTATTTATAATAACAACATCTGAATAATTTTGAACTGTAGTGTCAGTAGAAACATTTACTTTATTTGTAAGAAGAGACAGAACAACATCACATGCCCATTTTTTTCTTTCATTTTTGTTTAGTTTCCTTACTATTTTCTTTTTTTCATCAAATTTGTTTTTAGGCGCTCCTAAAACAAGGTATTTATTTCTTGCTGGAAATATAATTATTTCTTTAGTATTTAGATATTGAAAAGTAAACCATGAAACACAATGCTGTTCTATACGTTGTGCCATAGGATTAGTTTTAACTTGTTGTTCAATTACAACTTTATCGATTGTATCAATTAGTTTTTTATTTTTATCAAAAAAACAGGTTAAATTGATAAATATTTGTAAATCAAATTCAGTTCCTTTTTTATGTGATAAATCTAATTTCTCAACAAGAATACAATTTCCAATCAAACTTATTTCATCAACTAATTTTTTATAATTTCCAATAGCAAGAGAATTTTCATCAAATCTTTTTTCAGATTTTGATTCTCTCTTCTCAGTAATTTTATATTTTTCACAAATATTTTTAATATCTTGTTCGTTAAACTCTTCACAGAAAAATGCCATATTATGTACACCAATATCAATACTTAATATTCTCATTTTAATATATTTTCAACTTTTTGTAATTATATCAGGTTAAAGTATATAAAATATATTTTTAAATTAAAATATATTTTTGTTCTATATAAATTTATAAAAAATCACAATGAATAACTATTTTATAAATATGAATAATCAATTGCTTAGTAATAATTTTAATAATAGGTATGTGTATATTTTAGATAGAAATATTAGTTCAATTGAAAATTCAATAAAATATATAGTAGAATATTGTTATTTATTTTTACATGATGAAAAATTTCTAAATGACTTTAATTTCGATAAAAAACAATTAAACATACACAAAGAGTTTATCACAAGAAAACTTGAATATTTAAATAATGTATTAGAATATAAAGTTGAAAACGAAATTAGACATAAATATAAAATTTTAGAAAATGTAATTGGTACGTTTGAAATTGAGTATATAATAAATAACGAATTGAGTAAAAATGAATACGTAACAATGTCTAGAAATATGTTACTTGAAATTGCATATCTAAGCAACTATGAGTAATTATGAATAGTTAATTGATGCTTTTTTTTGACCTAAAATTATTATTCCAAATGCTATTAATATAATTCCTATTTTATCATTACGATTTAAACTTTCTCCAAAATAATTAACGGCTATAAGCGCTCCTAATAGAACTGAAAATGCATTTATTATTGCATAGAACACTGCTGACCCTATTTTCTGTAAAGATTTATAGTATAAATATAACACAAATAGTTCTAATAATATAACTATACCTAAAATATAATTTTTTTTTATATTTAGTATAATATTTAATCAAGAAAAAATATGTAGTTGAAACGATTGCTGCTAAAAATGCCCAAATAAGACTATCAATATTCATTATTTTATAAAAGTTTATATAAATTGTATAATTGTATATATGTCAATATAATATTCCTAAATAATTCTGAATTTTTTAATAACATGCTTTATACTGAATAGGTATCTTGTTATTTGTTTGGTATTCTATGTAATCATTTTGCTGTTTTACATGTTCAAGTCCTCTTAAATAACGTATTCTAGGGTCATATGCCAAAAATATTGCATTCTCCAAAGGTATAAAGTTGGGATTTTTTATTAACAAGTTATTAAAGTCCAAGTTGTTAAACTTGTGCTGTCCAGGTGAAATAGCGAGACGCAATTGTGAAGTTCTCGGCATTGTATTAAAAGAGTGATGATAATCATTCATATGTGTGTAATCTGCGTTATAAACATCAAAAGGTTTAGTTCTTTCTCTATACAGTATAGACATTTTATATTAAAAATTGATTTCTTAAAGAACTTTTATTCTTTTTTATAATATACAAGATACAAATTATATTTTGTAAAAAAACGCAATAATCTAAAACAATCAATTTGAACTATATAAAAACTATATTTCAATTGTCTAACTAAAAATGAACATTCCAACTGAAAATGAAATAGACATTTTAGTGAATAACAAAAAAAGCGGAAAAGGAATAAAAATTGGAGAAGGAGGTTTTGGAAAAGTATACAAAATTACAAAAATAAAAAAAAATGGAATAATGGAACCTATAAAAGAAACATTTGTCCAAAAACAAACTAATATTTTCGACGAAGAAGGCGAATTAATTGGACAAAATTTAAAAGAAATATTTATAGGACTTAATTATTTTAAACATGAAAACACACAAACTTACGATGAAGCTTTTATAATTGAAGAATTAAATGATATCGATTGTTCGTATTTTGGAATAAATATGAGCAAGGCAGATATGACTTTTTACGAACTGTCTATTTTGCCTTTTACAAATCAGCAAAGAATTGACTTGTTCTACCCATTGTTTAATCAAATTGTAAAAAGTTTATCATATTTACATTCTAAATGTGTATGTCATTGTGATTTAAAACCTGAAAATATATTAGTTTATAACTTTTACAATAAAGATGCATCAATTAATGATAATTATGAAAATGCAAAAAATGCAATCTTAAAAATTAATGATTACAGTGGAGTTAATTTAGAATACAATAATACAATGGATAAAGTCTCAACAATGTATTATAGAGCTCCTGAATTGTTTAAGGATACTTATTCTAAATTTCAAAATTCTGTAAAACATAAATTTGGACCATTCAATGATACATGGAGTATTGGAATAATGATGTTAGAATTTTTCTACGGAGACAATATAATCCAAAGATTATGTAAAAATGTAAAAAAACAATATAAAATAAAAGACACAAAAACAGCATTAATTAAACTGTTTAATGGTGTTAAATCTTTCAACGTGTTAATATTTTTAAAAGTAAAAGGTTACGACATCGAAGATGAAAAAGTAAAAGAAATATCAAATATCATCCAGTCTATGATTTGTATAAATTACAAAGATAGAATTAGTATTATTAATCTTCCTATAAATATATTGTTTAGTATTAAACCAGAGAACGAGAGTTTAAGAGAAGGTGTTCCTCAAAAAGAATTATTGGATACTATTTACATAAATATAGAATTTAGAAAAAAGGCAATAAATTTGTTGGAACAATTTATAAAGAATGAATGTGAAGAAAATGATAGAGAATATTTACCACTTGGAATTCTACTTTTTGATAGATTATGTAGTAAAAACTTTTTTCATGAAAGTAGGTTCAATATGAAATATATTGAACAAATGTATAAAATGTATATGTTTTATTGTTATTATATATCGTGTAGATTTTTACTTGGGGACATGTATATAGATACAATTGTTGATTATTTATGCGAAGATATAGATAATGCAAAATGTTCAATAATGGAAATAATAGAATTTATGGAATTCGATATTTACAGACCTACTATTCTTACTTTTCTTTTTAATGAAGATGATGAAAATTATCATACAAGAGAAACAATAAACACTGCAATTGATATTTTTTGTGACCCAAATGAAATAAATACCGATATTGAAAAAACAATTGACACTTTATTTATAAAGTTAAATTCTTCAACTAAATTAATCGCAAATTCTTTGCAAAATTTTAAAATAACTGATGAAGATATTATCAATTCGAATTGTATAACTTATACTAAATACGGAAAAACTTACAACATAAATGTAAATAGTTTAAAAAAACCTGAATTGTTAAGAGATAATTACTAGGACAAATTAAAGTTAGATTATTTTATATTTAATATTAAAATAAATTAAAGCATTTTTAGAATAAAATAACACAATGAAAGAATTCTCAAATAAATTACAACCTAAATATAAACATTTATTTCCTCAATTTAAGTTTAATGACGAATTAGAATTTTGGAGAAAGAAAGTATATGAACATATTATTTCTGGAAATAAAGATGGATTTGATTTAACACATAATAATAAAAATATAGATAAAAGAATAATTGATTGTTTATGTCTTGAATTGAAAAATTTAGGATGGAAAACAAATCTGGCATTTGGTAGTACAGTATTATTTATTTATGATAATGATACAGAAGTAGAAAAATATAAATATTCATTTGATGAACATTCACAAATATAAAAAATTGAATTATTTCATAAATAAATTATATAAAATTATATAAAATAATCTTTATATAATTTCACAATCTATTTTTATAAAGAAGATGCCAAATTGTTCTTGTTTAACTGCAAAACTAAAACCTTGTAAAAATAGAATTTCAGAAACAAGTCAACCTTATAATGGTTCTTATATGTGTTTCAGACATATCAAACAAAATCAACGTTCTCAGGACAACACAGGCGTGGGTCGAAAATTTCAACAAAATAACCAAGAATATTATCCTGAAAATACTATAAGATGTTGTGTCAAAACAAAAAAAGGAACAAGATGTTCTAAAAAAACTAAAAATGAAAGTGGAATGTGTTTTTTACATGAAAAACATAAAAAAGAAAATATAAATACAGAACAAACAAATAAAGTTTCAGAAAAAGATAATATACACATTAATTTTAATATTTGTTCACCAAATATAAAATTCAAAATAAACAACGAACACGATAATTGCTATATTTGTTTAGAAGAGACACAAAACAAATTGAGTTGTGGACATTTTATACATTCTGAATGTCTACTTCATACTATGCAAAATTCAAATTTAAATAGAAATGGAATTTTAATGAATAAAATATTTGAACACGAAAATAAATATTTTGTAGTAACGACCTGTTTATACTGTAAACAAATTGCTATTGTAAAAAACATACAAAAACCACAATGTGCATTTATAAACCAGTATTTAAAAAATTCATGTTTTTCGTTGAAAGAACTACGTTCGTTGAAAGGAAATCACAGAATGAAAAATATTAAATTGGATGATAAATATATTTTAGAATGTTTTAATGAAATATTTCAAAAGTATGACATATATGATAACAATACAGAACAAAATATAAATGAATTTATTAAAGACATGAAACAGCTTATCTTTGATAAATTTAGTTGTATAGTTTTTGATAATTATATACAGCAAAAATCAATATGTAAATTGCCAAAAAAATATGGAAAAATAGATAAAAAAAGAATGATTGAAAATATTAAAGAATATATAAATAATACACTTTATTCTAAAAAATTATATAAATATATAGAAATAAAATTGTATAATTTTTTTGAAATATTAGAAGATATTTTGTCAAAAATAAATTCCAAAATAAATATCCAAGATGAATATATAAATTTAATGAATGTTTTTTAATTGTATTTTATAAAAAACACAAAAAGAAATATAAAAAAAAATGAAAAATAAATAAATCATTATTAGTAAGAATAATTACTATAATTTGTTATATTTGATTAAAATGGATTCATATGAAAAATTCTTCTTACAAAATCATTCATACTTATCGTATGTTTATATTATTTCAAAGTTGGAAAAATATAATACAAACATAATAGAGAAATACTCTAATTTAGAACAATTATACAATGGAAAACCCAATTTTAATTCTAAATTAATTGATGAAATTCTTAATTTGAATTATCTGGAAAATGACAAATTAGAATGTATCACTTATTTTTTAGAATATTTACTCTATTGGACTTCCACTCATATTTCTATTAAAGAAAAAGATAAGAGATTTGAATTTTTATCTTTTTTTACACAAAATATTCAACAAATTATGGATAATTTCCAGTATAAAGAAACGGACAGTGTAGAAGGTTATCTTGTTTTTAGTGACTTTTTAAAGATAAAAAGCAAGCTTGCGATTAAAACACCAAAATCATCAAATGATGTAGATTCGAGAAACCTTTTATTTGAATATTATATTGGTTCTAATTTTTTGAATAAACTCAGAGAAAAAACGCCTAATTTTATGTATACTTATAGTATTTTCATGTGTAACTCTCTCCTTAAACCAAAATCCATGTTAAATTCGTCTCTCGTTATTAACTCTGATTTTTGCAAAGACAGTAACAAAAAAAATCTATATGTTGTATTTGAAAAAATAGAAGGAAAACAACTTTTAGAAAAATGTTATTCAATTAATTCCGAAAAAGATTTAGACGAAATTTTAAATTATTTAATTCAGGTTTTATTTGCTCTGGCAATCGCACAGGAAGAAGGACAATATGTACATAACGATTTGCATACAAAAAACGTCATGGTTAGAAACATAAATTCTCAATATCTTCAGGAATATAATGTAAATGGAATGTCATATAAAATGAACTTAAATTCAATTGCTACTATTATAGATTTTGGTATGAACCGTTTTGTTGAAAATGGAATACCAATTGGAAGCACAACATTTTACGATATGAATATGATACCTTATTTAAACACCACATCCTATGATGTTTATAAAATAATTATGACTACAATTGCCGGTATTGAAGCTTTTTTCCAAAAGAATAAAACTAAACTATCAGTTAGTTTACACAAGAAAAAGGATGATATTGTGGATATTTTTATGACATTTTTCCAAAATAAACATGATTATTATGATATTATAAAACATTGGAGTGCTTCAAGAAAATATGGAAATACAAATAGCCAATTAGTAAAAAATTATATTAATGCTTTATTTAGTGCTTCAAATGAATTCTTTTCTCTCAAAAAAATAGATAATGTATTTTACAGTCAAGTAACTCCAATTAATGTAATTGAACATATTAGAACTCAATTTCCAGTTGAATGGAATAAACATATAGTATCTACTTTTAAAATTAAACAAGAGAATTTGTTGAAAACATATATTAACGTATATGATCCTTTATTTACTGATGAAGAATATAGTGATTATCTATTCTCGAAAATATACAAAAACGATATATACCTTGTAAACTACATGAAACAAAAAAATACACTATATAATATGTTTAACAAGAAATTGTCTTTACCTTTGAATGTAAATAATTGTATAATAGACCAAGAAAGTTTAATTCTCAATACTAACTCATTAATAGATATTGAAAACGCATTAGGTGAAACAGAACAATCATCGCAAAATAATACCAAAACTCTCACAAAATATAAAAGTTCAAACACGCAACATAAAAACGAGTATTACGAAAATGATGTTGAACTTTTGAATTATTATAAAACCGAAATGGAAAAATGTATAAATTCACTAAACAAACAAATTATGGATAGACTAGGAGAACCAAAGTTATTTTATTTGGATATAAATTTGTATTCTGACAATATGAAAAAACAATTGAGAAACGCACACGATTTCATAAAAATATATCATAAATACTTGTTCTTTATAAATTGTACAGTTGATGTGAAACAAAAATATAATTCTCTTGATTTTTCAATGTTTATACTTGACAAAAAATACAACAATTATTATACTTATTTTAGAAAATGTATCAATATTTATAGTATATACAGTAACCAATTCTATTTTTCCAGTTTGATTGAAAATCAATATGATAATAATAATAATTACTTATTTTTTAACCTATTGACATGTTTAGAAAATATGTTTCCACTTAACAGGCAAATACTTATGAATTACGGTACATCTCTTATCGAATATAAAAAGAAAAATGCACTTTTAGGAAATGAACATTATGTACCTGTAAATTCAAGAGAACAATTTAAAAAATATTTAAGTATAGGTGATAAAAATATACAATTAAAAGCATTAATATCATTAATTTCAAGAAAAGTGGAATTAGATGAAAATACACTTGTAAATATAATCAATATGGAAAACGACGTAGATATCTATAAAGAGTTAAGAAAATACAAAAAACCAGATACAAACAAATTAAAAAGAAATAAAAAGAGAGGCAATGAAATTGTACATTATATTACCAAAAATATTCCCAGAAATTGCGATATGAAACAATTTTACCATCTAGATTTTGGAGGAAACGATGGTTCAGTTGCAAGTGAAATATCCACTTTGATGAATTTGACAAAAGAACATGTATTCTCCGCAGATATTGAAACATGGTTGGGAAATGTCAAACCTAATACTTATTCAAATGTTACTTATACAGTATTATCAGAAAATCAAGATTTACCATTTAATCCAAATTCATTTGATTCAATTTCTTGTTTGCAAGTTTTCCACCATATTCATTTTCTGAGTTTTTATTTACATAATCTTTATAATTTATTGAAACCTGGAGGTGTCTTAATATTAAGAGAACATGATTGTCTTAACACGAGCACTCAGTTATTAATAGACATTGAACATGTATTATATGAATATGTTGTATCTAATATCCCCAATGAAAATATATTCGATACTTATTATGCATTTTATAAATCTTATAAAGAATTAAGAACAATGATTGAAAAGATAGGTTTTAAATATGTCACTTCAAATTACAATTACGACATATCAATAAATCCAACCCGATATTACTATTCAATTTATAAAAAAATATAATATAAGTATAATATTTAAAAGATAACTATTTAAAAAAATCGTTTTTAAAAAGAATTCTTTTTAAAAACTATATAAATTATTAGTAAACATGGATAATATCATAAAGAGTATAATAAGAGAAAAAAAAATAATTGGCAGAGGGTCTTTCGGTAAAATATATTATTCTGAAAAATATCCTAATTATATTGTAAAAAAGATGAATAAATTACACATATGTAACGTTGAATATATATGCAATAACATAAAAGAATTATGGTGGCAAATTCTTTTATCAAAAATTAATTTAGATAATGTTTCCAAGATTAAAAGTTATCATATTGATAGTGAATTTATCTATATGCTTATGAAACACAATGGAACAAGCATTTATTGTAAAATAAAAGAAATAACAAACATAAAAGATAATGAAATTATCAAAAAACAAAAACATATTGAATTGCTTAAATCTATACCAACTCTCATGTTTGGTTGTTTTAAAGTATTATATTGTCTACATCGTTGCAAAATGAGACATGGAGATCTTACAAGTTCAAATATCCTTATAAACGAAAAAAATGAAGTCACAATTATTGACTGGGGAAGTGTTATTTTTAACAAAGTAAGAACAAGTTTGTATAATCAGTGTGCAATCGTGTTTGCTCCACCTGAACTTAAATACGGTGAGAAAAATTTATTCCATAATATCCCATCCATAAAAAACGATATATTTTCATTAGGTTTAGTTATTTTAAACATGATAGATATAAACTCTACGTTAAACGATAAGTTCAGCAAATATATAGAATATTGTAAATTGTACGATATTGAAAATGATGAATTAGAAACAATTTTAAATTCTATAAAATTTCAGAAAGGTGAAAGTTATATTTCAGAATATGTAGATGAACGTATTTTCTTCTTATTAAAGAAAATGCTTGAATACAATATAGAAACACGCATAGATATTGAAAGTTTATATATGGACCCAATTTTTACTGAATTGAGAAGACAAGATGTTTTTGATAAAAATCTAATCTATAATTTTTTCAAAAATACTAATCATATGTGTTATCCAATTGACGAACATAACAATATTCTAGTTGTTTTTTTATACAATTTTCTAAAAAGATATAAAGAACCAATACAAACAATACATAATTCTAAAATATTTGATACCAGAATTGTATTTGATATAACTATAAAACTTTTTTATAAATACAAGAATAAAAGTGGAAAAATAACCAATCTTATAAATAGTTATGTAGTTTGTTTTTTAGGGTGTCTTAAATGGATTGATACAATACTAAATGATGAATTGACAATAAAAGAACTATATCCATTTTATTTGGATTTATTTAATGCTTTTGAATTTGTTTTTGAAAAAGAAAACAAATTAAATTTTTGTAATTTCTGTGTTTCATTTGATTTAATTTTTTTTGATATATTCAAAACAATGGAAGAGTACATTTTTAGTTATCCATATATTCTTGATTTAAATTACAGTAAAATTTCATTTAGAGAACTTAAAAATAAACTTCTCATTAAATAATTTTTATATTATATTACCGTAATAAAAAATTCTAAGAACATCATCCTCTAAAATAATTCCCCATTGTTTCCTATATGACGTTCATTATGAAATTGCCAAAACTCTTTACAACCAAATTTCCAATCCTTTGGAATTGCATTTGGATTTGCCTTATAATAAAACACTGTATCCTCTATTTTATTTGACGTAGACATATTGTTTATATACAATGCTGTATAATCTGTCGTTAAAGCATCCATTATCTGACAAAACATCTCAAATGTAGGAATACAACCACCATAATTTTCATACAATTTCTTGCGAATGTCTAGCCGAGATTCTCTCAAAATAAACACTCCATTGATATTTACTCTTATATCTGGTTTTATATCTAAACAATACTGAAGTGAAAGGATTTGCAACATTGCGTAATGTCTTCCATTTTTCATCAGGTCCTTATATATTGTCTTCTTTAAAAAGGTTGTATCATAGGTACAATCGTCGATTACATTTAACGCCCAAGGATAACCACCAGTAGGTTCAATATATTTTCTTGCTATTTTTTGTCTTTTTTTAAAGTTTTCCAAAGGTGTTAAATCAGAAGTATCAAGACCATTATAAATAAACGATTCTGGAAAAAATTCACTAAAAAAACCGTTACTATCCTCTGTGCCTGAAAATACCTGACCTACAGCCAATATATGTTTTTTAGCGTATATAATTGACTTGATAATAGTAGATTTACCTGTACCTGGAGCACCAATTATAACCAATTTGCAACCATTTTTAAAGTCTTTTGAGTGTTCTGGTTTAAGCGTATTAACGTCTAATTCTTTTATATATAATGTATTATCATCCTTAATGTCTTTTTTTACATCTAAAACCCTTGAATTTGTATCTTCGTCGTTTTCATCATAATCCATTTCTTCATAATCATCTTCATTGTATTTATCCTGAAAATCTTTTCCAAACAATAAATCTTTTTCCTTATTTTTTGGCATTTTTATTATTATTTAGTATATCTCTAATTTTAAATTTTTTAAATAAAGTATTTAAAAAATTTTTATTATGTAAATTTTATTTATCATAAAATAACTGAATAATTTCAACAGTTTTGTTTGTTGTGTTTTCTGGTTGTATCCAGTAATTTATCTGTTCATTTAATATATTCATTCTATTATTCCATTCTTTTACTTTATTTTTTTTAATTCTACATATTCCATCTTTTCCAATTCCCCAGCATGAAGTAATATTAATTTCTCCATCTAAGTAATCATCTGGATTAAATCTTATAAATACAATTGGTTTATATCCTACATCTTGTGATAATTCCATTATACGTTTATTTTCACATGAACAATCATAATCTATATGCTGGTTTTCATCTATTTCAATAATTATACATTGATTTTCAAGTTCAAGGAACATATCCGGTCTTCTTTTTGAACAACCACCTGATATTGTTTTATCACATGTCCAGTTATATTGTTTATAACTTTCTTTGATATCGTCTGTAATATGTTTTTCTTTTGTTTTATAATTTCTTGTTACAGGTTCATCCGGAAACAAATGTATAAAACAAAATAAACAATATTTCTTATATTTCTTATGATTAACAATCGTATCACAATTGTTTTTACATCTTTTATGCCTGACATCAATCATATCTTTTTGTTTATGCTTTGCACAATATAGAGGTTTTTTATTTTTTAAATTGAAAGTAGCTCTTGTATCACAATCTGGTTCATTACACTTTTTACCCATTTTTTTGTCTATAATTAAAAAAATTGTGATAAAAATCAATTTTATAACATACTATTTTACAATTTTGTTTTAAAAAATTTTTTAGGATAATCATTCTAAAAGTAAAGAATATCGTTTAAATACTTTTGCTCATTAATGAGCAAAACAATGAAGACCCAATATTAAATTAACTTGTTTTTTCACTTTTTGAATCATTTACTTGTTTCTTACTTTGATACCAATTATACAACATTATACATAAAATTACAACAAGAATCACAATTACATATTTCTTAAAAGGGTAACTCTTTTCATTTTTATTCATCCCTGCACCAAATCCTCTTCTCAAACATTCGTATCTGCTTCCGTATCTACCGTATCCTTGAGGTAATTGTTTCATTCCGCAAAAAATAGATTTATCAGGAGTGTATTCTTCATTTTTTACAGAAATTGTATTTGCTAATATTGATAAAAATACAAGAAATAATATTAATATAAAATGCTTGGAATCTATATCCATTTTATATTAAACAAACATTTTGTAATTATTTTGTAATTATTTTATACAATTCATCTGCTTTTTTGTTAAAAGGTAAAATATTTATATATTTATACTCTGATTTCCAAAAATCATCGTGTTTTGAAAATTGTTTATTATCTATATCCCAATAATATACTACTGTTTCCGGTGTTATATCAAACGATGGAGTAAAATTTCTGGAAATGTATTTGAATATATCTACTGGTTGTTTTGGTATTGTCTTTTGGTAACATTTCTCAATAATATCTTTATGGTTTTTTGTCAAAATATAGTATATAGATTGAACGATATATGCACTTTCAAGTAATCCATCTACTAAATTCTTGTAATTTATATCAAATTCAATATATGTCTCAATATAATATTCTGTTTTTTCTTTTAGTTCATGTTTTATCTTGTTGTATACTTTATCTAAATTTTTAGAATGTTGCTCTACATCCTTTTTCATTTTAGAATAAGCAAGTGATTCTTTTCTGTTTTTGTTATAACCAATTTCAAACTTGTGTTCATCTTCGTAAATTTTTAATTCTTTGTTTTTATTATCGTAAATTTTCTTGAATTTTATTAACTCTAATTTATTGTTGTTTATAATGTGAAATAATTCTCTTAAAATAAAGAGGATTTCTTCACCACAAGTTTCTTCATTGTGAAACATTTTATTTATCTCCATCATAACATTATGAAAATGTGGTTTGAAATTGAGTTGTTGATATTTATTCAAGAATTCAAACATATATTCTTCCTTTTCATCTCTTAAATCTCTTTCATCATCTTCGTCATCATCTTCTCTTGATTCGTCATTTTTTTTATTTTTATGTTCATCTTTGTATTCATCAAATTGGCTCAAGTCTAACTTTGAAATATCAATATTTAAAATGTCAGAATCAAGTTCTTTTTCAAAAGGTATATGAACTAAAGAGTTGAATATTTCTAAAAAATTACCTTTATAATCTCTAAAAACATCATAGTCTTCATATTCAGGTAAACAATCCTTTTTAATTTTATAAAGAATTGTATCTGTTAAATCATGTGGTAATTTCTTCCAACCACTTTTTCTTAATACAGGAACATGATGGAACATATATTTTAATTTGTTACACAATGTTTCGAAACATGATTTTTTATCTTCAATGTAGTAAAATAAACTCAAAAGTGAATGATGAACATCGTTTAATGGGTCAAAAAACTGCGATTGAAAACCGTAATCGTAAGAATTTGCATGAGTCAACATTGTGTGGTTTGTTACATTGTCACTATATGAACTTCCCAAATCAATTATCTTTGGGTAATATCCATACGTAGGAACAACATATTTTTCACCTTTTATATTGTATAAAAATACAGAATCAAGTTCACAGTGTTGTTCTAATATATTTGATGTGTGCAAATCATAGTGAGTAAATTTACATTCATTTTGTGCAATTTGTAAACCCAATAATATTTGCAACAATTGAGAAGAAATAATATTGTTATCATAATTGAACTTTTTTAAAAGACGATGAAATGGAAAATTATGTATCTTTTCAAATAGCAAAATATTTCTCGGAAAAGCTTCCTTAGATTCGTAGAAAAGATTGTTTGCTTTTTGAAGTTCCAATTCAAATTTTCTCTTTAAATCTTCATCCATTTCTTCATCGCTATCTCCTTCACTTTCGTCATCACTATCACTTTCGTCATCACTATCACTTTCGTCATCACTATCACTTTCGTCATCACTATCACTTTCGTCATCACTATCACTTTCGTCATCACTATCACTTTCGTCATCGTCGCTATCGCTATCATCATGGTCACTATCGCTATCATCATCGTCACTATCGCTATCATCATGGTCACTATCGCTATCATCATCGTCACTATCGCTATCATCATCACTATCATTATTATATAATTCTTCAAGGTCATCTTCATCTGAAGAAACTAAAATAAAATAACTTGAAATTGGTATATTTATATTTCCTAAAATATTTATAAAATGAGGACAATATGATTGTAAAGTAAATATGTGTTCTGCAACATTCTGTTCGTGTGTTATCATATTGCTCATATCAACTGATAATTTAAAAACCAAAGGAAAACCTATATCAAAGTAACTTTTGATACTGTTTGGGTCTTGATGTAATTCAGGAACAGGAACTACTTCATGAGTTAATAAATATTGTTTAGGTATTGAGTTTACTGTATCAATATTCTGAAAATAATTAGATAAAACAGTAGAACCACCAGAAGAACATCTATCTAGTTCTTGTTTTGACAAATTAGATAAACCATTTTTTAAAATTTTTTTAAGAATAACAACACCGACGATACCTTGAACACCTTGTTCTGGAAATTTTTTGACAAACGTAAAGAAAAAAGATGATTTCTTTGTTCTTTCTTTATGTTTTGTTTTTTGTAAAATCTGTTTTATAATTTTCAAATTATAAGCAATCACGTTTAAAATATCTGAATTTTGTTTAAATTTTACTTTTACATTTTCATTATCCATTCTATTATCATGTATAACAAAAATTTCAATAAATATTACATTATCAAAAATGTTATTAAATAGATAATTCTAAATTGTAAATATTTTTTTTATTAACTTGATAATAATAAAAATGGTATTGGTTGAATATTTAAATTCTGGTTGTTACAGTCAGCTTCATTTAATTGAATCTAGATTAAAAGCTATGAAATGTGGTTTCATGGAAGGTATATATTGGTCTATTCTTTTATGTTTGATCATGTCAATTGCTGCTTTTAGATTTATTATTGGTTCTAAAAAATTAGATATTGAACCCAGTATTATAAAAAATTATGCTGTTATAATGATGTGCGTCATCTCTGTTCTTGTTACCTCTTTTTATACAATTGGTTATACCAACAAATGGAATGCTTACCAAAAACTTATCATTCAATACAGAAAACAAGGTATTTCCGATTACCAAATAAATTACTTACTAGAATTGGAACAACAAAGAAATTCTGCTCCATATATATCTGCTCTCGCTTCTACAACTGGACTTGTGTTTCTTGGAAAAAAAGAAACGAAAGAAAACGGTAAAGAAACTGAGAAAACAATTGATACACAATCTGAAAACAAAAAAAATTAAATATTCATTTTGTTATAAAACATATTAAAATTATTACAAAATATAAAATATAACAAAATGACAAGTTTAGAATTAAAAGACCCTGAACTTTTCTCTATTTTGAATGATGAAACTCATAGACAAAAAAACGGAATTGAACTTATTGCTTCTGAAAATTTCACCTCTGATGCTGTTCTTGAATGTTTAGGAAGCGTTTTTACTAATAAATATTCTGAAGGTCTCCCTGGTAAGCGTTATTATGGTGGGAACGAATATATCGATAAATTAGAAAATTTATGTATAAGTAGAGCTATTAAAGCTTTTGGGTTGAATAAAAATGAATGGGGATGCAATGTTCAACCTTATTCTGGTAGCGTAGCTAATTTAGCTGTATATCTTGCCTTATTAAAACCTGGTGATACTATAATGGGTTTAGAATTGTCTTCAGGAGGACATTTAACTCATGGGTTTTACACTCCAAAGAAAAGAATAACTGCTTCTTCTACTTATTATAAAAGTGTTCCGTACAAGGTGAATGAATATGGGTTTATTGATTATCTTAAATTAGAACAATTAGCAGATGAACATAAACCAAATTTGATTATTTGCGGTGCAAGTGCTTATTCAAGAGATTTTGATTATGAAACTTTTAGAAGAATTGCAGATAAAAACAATTCTTATTTGATGGCTGATATTGCTCATATTAGTGGATTTGTAGCAACCAGAGAAATGAATAATCCATTTGAATTTTGTGATATTGTAACTACTACAACTCACAAAACACTTAGAGGACCAAGAGCCGGTATAGTATTCTATAAAAAACATTTAGAACAACAAATAAACGATGCTGTTTTTCCTGGTTTGCAAGGTGGACCTCATCAAAACCAGATTGCAGGTATAGCATGTCAGTTAAATGAAGTTATGACTCCTGAATTTAAAAAATATATTCAACAGGTAAGATTAAATGCACAAGCAATGTGTGAAGAATTTAGAAATAGAAATTACGATATAGTCACTGGTGGAACTGATAACCACTTATTTTTATTAAACCTTAAAAATAAAGGTATTTCTGGAGCAAGAGCAGAAAAAGCATTAGAACATGTAGGTATTTATGTTAATAAAAATACAGTTCCAGGTGATGTTTCTGCATTAAATCCATCAGGTATAAGAATAGGAACACCAGCGATGACTACAAAAGGAATGAAAGAAGAAGATATGGTAAAAATAGTTGAAACAATAGATAATGCTTTAATGAATGCAGTTGATTTGCAAAATCAACATCAACCAAAGACATTAAAAGAATTTACAGATTTGCTAAGAACACATAATAGATTAAGTTGCAATTTAGAATAAATTGTGGAGACCTTTTAGGACGTGTCCGTAGGACTCAGCAAAGCGAACCACAATAAATACTAAAATTATAAAATATACAATTATTTTGTAATTGTAAAAATTACAGAATAAATCATAAAATATACAATAATTATTCTGTAACTGTAAAAATTACAGAATAAAAAAATTACAGAATAAATCAACAAATTATAAAATATACAATAATTATTCTGTAACTGTAAAAATTACAGAATAAAAAAATTACAGAATAAATCAACAAATTATAAAATATACAATAATTATTCTGTAACTGTAAAAATTACAGAATAAAAAAATTACAGAATAAATCATAAAATATACAATAATTATTCTGTAACTGTAAAAATTACAGAATAAAAAAATTACAGAATAAATCATAAAATATACAATAATTATTCTGTAACTGTAAAAATTACAGAATAAAAAAATTACAGAATAAATCATAAAATATACAATAATTATTCTGTAACTGTAAAAATTACAGAATAAAAAAATTACAGAATAAATCAACAAATTATAAAATATACAATAATTATTCTGTAACTGTAAAAATTACAGAATAAAAAAATTACAGAATAAATCATAAAATATACAATAATTATTTTGTAACTGTAAAAATTACAGAATAAAAAATTACAGAATAAAAAATTACAGAATAAATCATAAAATATACAATAATTATTTTGTAACTGTAAAAATTACAGAATAAAAAATTACAGAATAAATCAATAAATTATAAAATATACAATAATTATTCAAAAAGATAATGGTGCTTTTGACTTGATATATGTCTTCTTTGCTACTTGAACTACAAATGGGTCACCAAATTCAAGTTTCTCCAAGAAATAACATAGTTTTTCATAAGGATCAACATCAGGACGTTCTCTATATTTATCAATTAAATTGTATAATAATTCATTTCTAACTATTTTAATATCAACACCGTTTCTTAATTTTTCTCTAAGTTTTTCTAATTCTGGGTCAGATATCAATTCTCCACTTGTTTCGTCTTTGTATGAAAAGTTTTTTCTATTTATATCGGTACATATTACTTTGTCTTTACCGTTTTCATCTTTTAAAATATTGTCAATTATTTTATTATTGAAAATATCTTCATCACAAAGCATAGAATTTACAGTAATAATCTTTGATAAATTATGTTTTAGATCTTTAAAATTAATAGGTTCAGAAGAAATATAATTTAAATGATTATTATAAGTATTTTTGTTAACAACATTAGTAGCTTTACTTGCACATTTTTCTACAATTTTCCTATATTCTTCTGATTTTTCTTGAAGAGTTTTTATAATAATATCCTTATCTTCATTTTGTTTTTCAAGTTCGTTAACTTTGTTTTCTATGATGATTAATTTATTTTTATATATAATTGATTCATTTTCGTATTTTTCAATATTTTTTTTCAACTCTAATATTTCTCTTGATTTTTTACAATTTTCTGTTTTTTGGTGTTTTGAAAGATTAAATTTATTAGTTACTTTCAAATTGCAAAATTCACAAACAAAGCTCATTTCTTTATATTAATTCTCCCTTTAAATTGTTTCATATTATTTGTATGAAAAATATATATAATGTATTAAAAACATACTAAAGATATGAAAAATATAAAAATTTAAAGCTGTTTTTAGTTTAAAATAACGAATAAAAAAAATATACATTTTGTTCTTGATATATGGTTTAATATTGCATAAAACATTAATAATATATTTTATGTAATATTTGTGAGAGAGTTGATAAAAATATATTATAAAAACATAAAACTAAAATTATGAAATTACAAAATAATTTTATATAAATTTTATTCTATTACTTTTTTACATTCATTGATAATTTTTATAAAATCTTCCGCTTCTTCTTCTGATATAAACCATTCTTTATTTGGTTCTATTCTTTTGTTTTCTAATTTCATATGAACTAATTGTTCTAATAAATCCATTGCTTTTTTATTTTTACAACTTGTATGATAAATTACTTCATGTTTATCGCTTGTGTTTAATGTTGATAATCTATTTTTCAAATCTTTAGTTTTACCGATTTTATAATGTCCTTGTGCTTCTTTGTATTCTGTAGTAATAACATAAATTACATTTTTGTCATTATCAAAAATTTCTCTTTTTTGTTTTTGTAGAGTTTTACTTTCTAATAACTTTATTCTATTTTTTAATAATTTATTCTCTTTGTTCATTTCGTCTAATTCTTTTGTAGTCTTGTTGTCTCTGATATCCACTTTTCCAGTTAACATAATTTCATAAACCCATTTACTTACCATAACATCAAATTCAGGACTAATCCATTGTGCTATATTAATAGCAACCTGCGGATGAACCCAAGTTTGCGATGTATCACATTTAGAACCTGAACCAACTTTAATTAAATCTGTTATGGGAATTCCCATATCATTACTTAATACTTTTTTAAAACATTCAGTTCTTTTTAATCTACTCCAATCTGCAAATAATTTACCCCCAGCCTTACATAGATTAGTAATATTGATATAACCATCTTCTTCTCTGTATTCAAGTTGATAATTATCTTTTAACTTGAGATATTGAATTTCTCTTTTTACTACATCTTCAGGAACATCTTTATATTTAGTTCTATTAAGTTGTTTATTATTAATAGTGATATCTATTTCAAAGTTTTGGTCTTTATTTCTATAGACTTCATTGTTTCTAGGAATAAACCCATGTTTAATAGTAGCAGATTTTTCAACAATTTGTCTATATTCTTCTGCTTTATCTTGATCAATTTTTTATAATGTTTTAATTGGAACAATTTTTTTCCAATTTTTACATTTTGTATTATTGTAAAATATCATAAACATTTCATTTAACATTTCGCAAATATTATAACTTCTACCTGACATTATATTTACGAACCCCATTAAACAACGGTATAAAAACCATCTTTGAACCTTTACAATGGCACTTGGTATATTAAAATAGTTTAAATTGTAAAGATCTAATCCTTTGTCTAAATCAAATCCCATTGTTCCGTTTAATTCAAGTATGTAAAATTTTCCTTTAATGAAAGAATCAATATCTTTACATTTTATATCGTATCTACCAACATAAAAATCAGGTATGTTATTGCTTATTTTGTAAAATAATTCATTTAAATTATCGTTTATAATGTAATTTAGATTATCACAAGAAATCTCGCCTTCGCAACCATACATAATTTTTGTTTTATTGCTTTGTTTTCTTACAATTGATATTATCTTTCCTTTATTAGTAAATAAATCTTTTTCATACAAAATACCTAGTTCTGTATCATAATCTATAAATTCTTGAATAAGAATTTCATTCACATTGTGTTTATCAATGTATTCCTTTGCTTCTTTAACATTGTGTATAATTTTTACGTTTGTGCTTAAACCAGAACATACATTAGGTTTAAAAATTATAGGATATTTTAAAGATGACAAATCTACATTTTCGTTATATAAAAATGTATGTGGTTTATATTTTTCAGGAATATAAGATAATGTTTTACATTTGTCAAAATCGGTATAATATGGATTTACATTTATAAATAAAATGTAGATTATAAAAGATGATATAAAAAACGAGGTAATATAGTTTACATTTACAAATCGTTTTATAATAAACGCTAAAATAAGTATATTTATTAGGATAATTAATTCATCAAACATTTATATTTTGTAATAATGGAATTACAAAAATAAAAATCACTTAAAAAATTGATTATTTAAATATTGATATGTATAATAACTACCTCTAATTAATGGACTTGTATTCTCAATCTAATTCTACTGAAACTCTTTTGAAAATGGAACAAATGTTTGTTATTAAGCGTGATGGTCAAAAGCAACCTGTGCTTTTCGATAAAATTACTGAACGTAATCAAAAGCTGGCTAAGGATTTAGATATTGACGCTACAAGTTTATCAATGTCAGTTATTCAAGGTTTAAAGAGTGGAATGACTACTCGTGAAATTGATTTATTATCTTGTGAAAATGCAATTTATAAAAGCACTTATGAGCCTAATTATGCTATTTTAGCATCAAGAATTGCAGTTAATGATTTACACAAGACAACTCCTCAAACTTTTAGAGAATGTATTGAATTATTGAAAAGTAATGTAAATGAAGTCAATAATTCATCAAATCCACTTATTGACGAAAAAATCTACAATTTCGCTTTAGAAAACATAGATTTAATTGAAAGTTCAATTAAACACGAAAATGACTATAATTATAGTTATTTTGGTTTTAAAACTTTAGAAAAATCTTATCTTCAAAGAGTTGGTAAAAAAATTGTAGAACGACCTCAATATATGTTAATGCGTGTTGCTCTTGGTATTCATGGTCCTTCTGATAGAAACGGAATTCAACACAGTGGAGATATTGAACTTGCAATTAAAACCTATAATGAACTGAGTTTAATGAAATTTACACATGCTACTCCAACATTATTTTATTCGGGAACTCCAAAACCACAAATGTCAAGTTGTTTCTTATTAAATTGTCCTGATTCGATTAATGGTATTACAGATTGTTGGAAAACATGTTCTTTCATTTCTAAACATGCTGGAGGAATAGGAGTTGATCTTACAGTAAGAAGTAAGGGTTCTTATATTGCTGGAACAAATGGTCATTCAAATGGTATTATTCCACTTATAAAAGTGTTTAATGAAATTGCAAGATACGTGGACCAATGTTTTACACCAGATACACTTGTTTATACACTTGATGGAATTAAGAGAATTGAAGATGTCTCTGTAAATGATAAAGTATTAACAAGCGAAGGTGTATATTATCAAGTTAATTCTCCAGTTAGACACAAATATAATGGAAAAATGCTTGAAATTAGATTATCTAATACTTTTGTTCCAGTTAGAGTTACACCAGAACATCAAGTTTTATCCTTAAAATTGAATGAACAAACAACTGATACAGAATTGATTAAACATAGAATTTCACAACATTTAGAAACTATCGAATTTCACGATACCAAAGAACTAAAAGCAGGAGATTATATGGTTTATAGAATTCCATCAGAAGAACAAGATATACCTACGATGACAGAAGAAGATTGTTACATGTATGGTTTATTGTTAGGAAATGGAAATGTTTCAAAATTGAGAAGTTATGTATCTTTGAAATATGAGGAAGCAAATGCTGTTAAATTTGTTTCTTCATATTTGGAAAAGAGAGGAATAGAATATCACTGTATGGAATTAAGTAGTGAAATAATGTTGATTTGGTCTACAGTGGAAACTGGATGTAAATTTACAGAAAAACAGTTTAATAAGAATGATAGACTAACAATTGAACCATGTATATTGAATTTACCAAAACAAAAAATCAAGCAAATACTTAGAGGTTTAATTTCTACAGTTGGGTCAATTAAAGATGACAATTTGGTTATTAAGTTTTTCAACTTGACAGAACAAATTAGATATATGTTTTTACGTTTAGGAATTTATTCAAATGGAGTTCATATAAAAACACAAATCACTGAAGAAGTACATGAATTATTACCAGAACACCTTAGAACAAGATTAAGCGAAACTGTTAATTATTTTAGATATAATGATAATTTGTTGGTCAAAATCCAAAATATAAGTGAAACAGTATATGAAGGAACAGTTCATGATTTTGAAATTGCAGGACCACATGACTATACAGTTGCACAAATGGGTGTAGCACATAATGGCGGTGGTAAAAGAAAAGGAGCAATTTCATTATATTTACAACCGTGGCATCCAGATGTTTTAGAATTTCTTGAAATCCGTTTAAATACAGGGCCAGAAGAAGCAAGAGCTAGAGATATATTTCCAGCATTATGGATCCCAGATTTATTTTTCAAGAGATTACAAGAACCAAATGCTAAATGGAGTTTGTTTTGTCCTGGTAAATATCCAGAATTAGTTACACTTTATGGAGAAGAATTTGAGAAGAGATATATTGAATTAGAACAGCAAAAATGTTTTGAAAAACAGATACTAATTGAAGATTTATGGAAGAAAATTATCAAATCGCTTGAAGAAACCGGACTTCCATATATGCTTTCTAAAGATAATATTAATAATAAGAGTAATCATAAAAATATCGGTGCAATTACCGGTTCTAATTTGTGCACAGAAATTGTTCAATATCACGATTCCAAAAGCACAGCAGTATGCAATTTAGCATCTATTTGTTTACCACAATTTGTGAGAGAAAATAAAACATTTAATTTTGAAGAATTGGGCAATGTGACTGAAATGATTGTTCATAATATGAATAATATAATTGACAAGAATTATTATCCAGAATACGAAATTGATTGTTTTGATGAAGATGAATTAGAAGGAAATACTAAACCAAAGAAAGCAATTGGTAAACACAATAACCTTAAATATAGACCTATCGGTATTGGAGTTCAAGGTTTAGCTGATGTCTTTGCAAAAATGAAAATGTCATGGGAAAGCAAAGAAGCAAGGGAACTCAATCAGTTAATCTTTGAAACAATTTATTACTATTCGTGTTTAAAATCAAACAAACTAGCAAAAGAACACGGTGCTTATTCCAAGTTTATTGGTTCACCTGCACACGAAGGTAAGTTACAATATGATATGTGGGGTGTTATTCCTCTTACGCATATTAAAAACGAAACAAAACTCTCTAATAAAAATGTTCCTAGATATGATTGGGAGAAATTAAAAGAAAATATTAAAATTGAAGGAATTAGAAATAGTTTAATGATAGCACCTATGCCAACTGCTGGCACATCTCAGATTATGGGAAATACAGAAGCATTTGAACCGTTAACTTCAAACTTGTACATCCGCAAAGTAGGTGCAGGTGATTTTCCAGTAGTAAATCAACAGCTTTATAAAGATTTGAAATCGCTTAATTTATGGAATAAACAAACAATTGATAACATTATTATGAATAACGGTTCTATCCAAAACATAGAAGGAATTCCAGCAAATCTAAAATCATTATACAAAACAGTTTGGGAAATTCCACAAAGAATTATTGTTGATTTTGCAGCAGATAGAGGAGCATTTATAGACCAGACACAATCACTCAATATTTTTATGGAAAGACCAACAGTTGCTAAACTTTCATCTTTGTATATGTATGGATGGAAACGTGGTTTAAAAACACTTTCATATTATCTTAGAACAAAACCAGCAACAGGTGCCGTTAAGTTCACTGTTATGAATGGAGATAAGAAAGAAACAGACAATAAAGAAAATGATAAACAAGTTGAAGAAAACCAACCAGTATATAAAATAAACAAGTTTACAGGACAAAAATTTATTTGCACGGAAGAAGTATGCACAGCATGTAGTAGTTGAAATAAGTTTATATGTTATAAAATATAATTCATTTTTAAAAAAATATTTTTTAAAAATGACTAATTTTGGAACCGGTGTTCACTTATATAATCAATATAATTAGCAGATAGATATCCAATTGTAAAAAAAACAGTATCACCAAAACTATTTTGCGGAGTGTCTCTGCTTTTTTTACCACCAGGCCATATTTTTATTTTATTTATAAATTTTGCACCAAAATCAGTATTATCTATAAACAATTCGTATATAGTATGTATAATCAAAGCATTTATTAATGAAACTTTCCAAAAATAAAATATGATACCTACAGAAAAATGCAAATAGCTATATTTATCAAATATTTGTTTTCCCATATTATATTATTTAGATTAGATAATATTTTAACATAAATATATTTTTATAAAAAATTTAAGCTTGAATAATTTCTCCGTTGTTTAAGAAGAAAGGGCTTAATTCTCCCAATTTAGCTATGTATTTTTTAGAATCTTCAGATTCACGAGGAACAATAAGATTATCAGTACCATAATAAGGTTCAGTCATGGCAGGAACAACCATAGGACCAGTAGCAGTGGGAATAACCATAGGACCAGTAGCAGTGGGAATAACCATAGGAGCAACAGGAACAGGAGCAACAGGAACAGGAGCAACAGGAACAGGAGCAGGAACAGGAGTAGGTTCAACCTTGGTAGCTTCTTTGGGTTTGTATAAAGACAACATAGGAGCATATTCATTTTCGGTTCTAACATTAGGAATGTAATCTTGAGAACTTACATAAAAGTTTTCTCTAGGTTTCACACTTAGAGTTTCATATTGTTCTTTTGTCAAAGCGACGGATTTACCGTTACCAATAGGAACAATAATTTTGTGTTGTTTTGGGCATTCTTGTTTTTTTTCCAATACAAAGCACAATACTAAAATAACCAACAATACAATACCAATACACATAAACAAATTATTTCTTTTTCTTGGTGATTTCAAAATAGAAAGAGACATTTTTATATATTTAAAAATATATTATTTTAAAAAAAATTAAAAAAAACATAAATCATTTAAAAAATTGAATTTTGTTAAAATACAATTTAATTAAGTGTCTAAGTGAATAAAATCAATTTCAAATATACAGTTAGTGAAGAAAACTTATATTTTTTGTGAATTATTTTATAAATTATATCTAAAAAAATATAAAATGGAAGAGGAATATATAGATATAAATAACATTCCAGAATTTGAAGATTTTGATTATGAAAATGAAGATATTAAATCTTTAAAAACGGAAATAATAGATTTTGATATAAACAAATATAAGAATTGCGACGTAACTGAATTTTGCGAACATCAAAATTTATCTAAACAAAATAATGGAAAAGAGATTTGTCTGGATTGTGGTATAGAAGTTTATCAACAATTATCTCTAGAACCAGAATGGAGATATTATGGCGAAAACGATAGTAGACATTCAACTGATCCAAATCGCTGTCAAATGCGTAAAGTAGAAGATAAGGGAATATACAAGGATATTGAAAACTTGAATTTATTACCAGAAATTGTAGAAGAATCAAATCGTTTATACAATTTAATAACTTCAGGTAAAATAAGAAGAGGTAATTATAGGAAATCAGTCATATTTGCGTGTATTTTTCATGCTCATAAATATCTTAACATACCAATAACTACAGATATTCTCCAAAAAAAAATAAATCTGACAAAAAAAGATATATCATCTGGACTTAAATTTTACAATATTGTTTGTCAAGATATTAAGGAATTAAAAGATAAGAAAACAGAATGTATATCACCAGTTATATTTATACCACAAATAATGGAAAAGTTTAATTCAAGTAAATTCCACATAGAAAGAGTTACAGAATTATACAATATGATACGTAATAAATCTTCATTAATAAATCGCTCAAATCCACAATCTGTAATCTCTGGTTTAATTTTTTATTATTGTAGATTAATAGGTAAGAATATAACGTGTTCCAAATTCAGTTCAATTGTAAATTTATCTGATATAACAGTGAGTAGAATTTCTAAAAATATTTCAGATATACTTGGTACAAGGGATAAAATATCATTATTGTAAATATATACTTTATTTTAAAATAAAACTACATTTTGAAATAATTTTTTTTATTATAAACTATTCTGTTGTTTTAACACGTTTTTTCTTTATATGAAATTCTTTAAGTTCTTCTTTGTAACTTGGAACTTCTCTTACTTTTTTTCTAGTTTCCTGATATTTTATTTTTTCATATGCTTGTGGTATGAAAAAATAAAATAAACAAAAACTCTATTCATTACAAATGTTTATACGAGTATAACAAAATACATAAAAAACGTCCATTATGTAATTCTATATTAAAGAGCGAAGAAATAGAAAATGATGGTTTTGAATTTTATTGTAATGTAACAAGAACATGGTATAATGACCCTGAAAAACAAACATCAAGAAGAATACATATAAATTAGTTATATTTAAAAAAAATTAAAAAAGGAATAAAAAAGTTATATTATTATATTTATAAAAATATAATAATAAGTAAAAATGAAGATTGATGGAAAAACATTCGAGATATATTCTCTAGATAATATTCACAGTATAAAGAGAAGATATGCTTTTACTCATTACAAAGTTATTCCTGAATTTGTATTCTTAAAACAGATACAAAATGATGGTGAAAATGTGTTATCAATTGAGAATGAATACGAATCAATAAACTTGGTAAATGTAATACAAAATTCAAAAATTTTAAATATAGAAGATACATATGAATTAAATCAAAAATATTTTAAAATGAACATTTTAGATTTTAGTGCTTTATGGTGTTCAATTAAATACGATTCTAAAATACCTCATTTTACAAATGAAGAATATTTTCCACTTGATGAGTTTTTGACTAAAAATAATGTAAATATGAATTATTTAGAAAATCATATTCCTCTATATCTCAAAACTTTAAGAAAAAAAATAGATAATTCAAAAGAGACAATTAATTACGAAATTAAAATTTTAGAAAGTTTTGAAAAATATAAACAATCAATAACAACTAAATTAGAAATAACAAAAGTAAAAAAAGAATTTGTATATAAAACTAAAGCTGATGCTTTTTTATTTTATGATTCTATAAAATTAAATGATGAAGTTCCATTTGTAGTTTTACATGATTTTTACAAAATACAAAATGAATTTAAACCAGTAACCAAATGGGTATTTCTTAATGAAGAATTTAAATATGGTTCAAATAAAGGTAAAGATATATTAGTATTGAAAGTTTTCAATAAGAAATTAGCAAGAACAACATTAAAAATTGATGACAAAGATAACAATTATACTACGGTAGTTTTAAGATTTGAATCGGCATGGGAAGAATATCTTTCAAATAAAAAAGAAAAGGAATTACAAGAAGAAAAATTAAAACAAAAATTAAAACAAATTGATATAGGTGTAAAAAAAACTGAACGAACAGAGCCTAAAATTAAACGAAAAGGAGCATCTGAAAAGTCAAAAGAACCAGAAGAACAAAAAGAACAAAAAGAAAATGATTTAGAAGAACGTCATAAAGAATTTGAAAAAGTATTGTTGGAATTTGAAAGAGAAGAGAATATAAAAAATATGAAAACAGAAAATAAAGTATACATGTATATAGAAAATGATACAAATTGTGAAATAAATGATGATGAAATGTTGCAAAGAATATTTTCATCATTCACAATTAATATGGAATTGGTTAGTCAAGGTAAAGAAACACAAATACAATCAGAATTCATTTTACCAAATCAAATCATTGATTTTCCTATTTTTCAGGATATGATATTTAACAATCCTATTTTAAAACAGTATTTTCAACTTGATGAGAGAGTTTCATTACAAAAAACTAAAAAGAATTTATATTTTTATTTTATTCCAGATTCAAGTGAAACTAAACAGAATTATATTGCATGTTCTTTGATGCAAAAAAAAATAGAGAAAACAGATATAAAAATAATGTCAAAAGATGTGGTTAATTTAAAACCAGGAACACCATATATTATTCTTAAAATTATAAGATGTAATTCAAGAAGTGTTGCGTTTAAATTCAAAGAAATATTTAGTAGAGTAATTCAATTATATATAAATGTAAAAGATAATATTATAAAGGAATACAAGGACTTTTTACCAAATATAAATGAGTTGTTGACTAAACAAAGAGAAGTGAAAGAACAAAAAAGATATGTCAGAACAAAAGAATTACTAAAAGATATAGACCCTGAAAAATTTATTCCAGGATATGCTAGAATTTGTCAAAAGAAAAATGCACCAAAAGTCTTAACTGAAAATGAAATAGAAAAATATTTTGGGGAAAATGCAACCGAAGAAAATAAAAAAAAACAAAAACACATGATGTTGTACCCTAAAACTGAAGAAGAAGGTAATCAGTTTTATTATTCTTGTTTAGATAACAAACAAAACAACTTATATCCAGGTCTTCAAAGAAACAATTTAGATAATTTCGATAAGATACCAGTTGTTCCATGTTGTTTTGTTTCAGACCAAAGTGCTAAATTAAATTCACCATATGATTTATATTATGGAAATAAAAATATGGATTTTAACGAATTAAAAGAATACTTTTTAGAGAAAGACGAGAGAGATGAAGCTGTACATATCATTAAGACACAAAAAGTTGTAGCGAATAGAATTGGTCTTTTACCAAAAGATATAATTTCATTTTTACATTCTATTAATCCAAAATGTGATTTTTTTAGAAGAGGGTCAACTAGATCAGTGAATAGTATATTTGATATAATTTTATCAGTCCGTAAAAAGAATTATGGAGATCTAAACAATACTGAAAAAGTAAAATATATAAATGAAATAAAAGACGCAATAATCAAATTAGTAAAAAAAAATAATATAGAATTATTACAAGAAACATACAATATAAATTTACTACAGACATTATCTGAAGAAAAATATTTCGATCCACATTTATATCATGGTATTTTACAAGAAGTTCTAAGATGTAATATAATTATTTTTACAAGAAACGAAATATATCCAGACGGTGTTTTGTCATGTCCCAATTATAACAAAAAATATTTACAATTTGAATACAATAAAGATTATCCATTTGTTCTTATATATGAAAATATAGGAACAGAATCAGATAATCTAAGTTATCCTCAATGTGAAATAATTTTTCAGGTTGACAATGAAGGAAACAATAGATATTTATTTAGATATAATGAATTTATAGAATCAATCGATAAATGTTTTAAAAATATGTATCCTGTAAAAACTTTTAAAAATATCGAAGATATATTTGATTATTACGAAATAGTAAATTACGGGACAGATGAATATGGTAAAACTGTAAATATAACTTTATCTAAAGATGATGAAAATGACAAACAAATATTCATAATTACTGATCCACTCCCAAGTTTAGGTTTAAATATCCCTCAAACTAATATTTCATTTAATAAGATTAATCAATTTACATCAAAAAATGTTTGTATTGAATTTTTTAGAAAAGAAAATATAAAATACGAAATAAATGTTAGAAATGGAATTATGTACGGATATAAATGTGAAAAGGAAAATATTGTGTTCTATATACCTGTTAAACCAGAAAATGTCAATGGAAGAATTAAAGACAATCCTCTTGAATTTCCAATTATAGAAAAGGAAAAACCAGAGGAAAATATTTCTGAAATAATTTCAAATTTAGAAGAATATACATTTAACAAGAGTATTTCAAGAATGATAATAGAATATTTTTTCTATTTGTTCTCAATTGATTATAATAAGTACAAACCGGAGAAAATAGATAATGAATATATACATGAATTTATTAATAGAAATATAGTTATTAAAGATATAAAAAATATTGATTACAAAAAATTAATTTTAAAACAAAGAAACTTTAAAATAGATAATATTAGACGAGATGATAATTTTGAATTTCCATTACCTAATTTAAATATCCTAAATAAATTAGTGTATAACTTGAAACTTAAGTTAGTAAGAGATAAAAATGTTTTACTGAAATATAATGAATTACAATATATTCCTAGTTTTTACCAAGACATAGATGATTTTAAAGAAAGTATAGATAATAACAATATCATTTTGAAAGGAAAACAATCAGTTTTACAATGGATAAAATCAACAAAAAATAATTATAATGTATATGACAATATACAATTACCTAAATCTTCAATATATAACGAAATTAATATCGCATTGGGGGAAAATGAAAAAGACAATTTGTTAATGCTTGTTTTTGTTTCAAAATGGTCAAAACCAAGTAGAAATATACAAAATAAATTATATTCACAAAAAAATAGAAAACTACTTTTTGACAAGTATAAAAAATATATGACAATAATTTATATAGATATAGATACTCATAAAGTTTTTTCTGATTATTTCGCAATAAAAACTTTACCTACATTTATCTTTTCACAGTTAGATGAAAACAATAAATTATTAAATGTAATAAGTCGTATTGAAGGAGATAATAAGACTTATAAAAATCTAAAAATATTAAATAGAGAAGTAAAAGAACTATTCAAAGAACAAAATATAGAAGATGATTTAACAGATGTGTTGGAAAATGTTCAAAACGATGACGAAATCGAACAAGCTTTAGAAGAAGTATTTGAAGAATTAGATATTGACGAAACTATATTGGAATTAGAAAGAGAAGGATTAATTGAAGAAAAAGAAGAAAAAGAAGAAAAAGAAGAAAAAGAAGAAAAAGAAGAAAAAGAAGAAAAAGAAGAAAAAGAAGAAAAAGAAGAAAAAGAAGAAAAAGAAGAAAAAGAAGAAAAAGAAGAAAAAGAAGAAAAAGAAGAAAGAAAATATGATGATGAAAGTGATGAAGAAGATTCATTATCGTCATACTTTTTTAAAACGTTTAAAGGAAAAAAGTAATCTAATATTTGTGTTAAAAAAATGAAAAATTTCAATTCATATATAAATAACTTGTATTATAAGGGTGTATATAAATCAAACATGATAAAAGAATATACAGACGATATAGAAAGCGATTACACAACTATAAATTTTGAACATAAATTCCCAAAAAGAATTACAAGATACAGTACTTTTATAAATTATGATTTATTTAATGTTACTAAAACAAGTGAAGAAAATTCATTAATGCCTTGGCATGTAAAGCAAGTTCATAATCATTTTAAAACAATTTATAAAAATATAGAATGTATAAAAAAAATAATTGACGCAACTGCTCATATAGGTGTAGACAGTATTAATTTTCTGCATATTTTTAAAAACGCAAACTTAATATCATTTGAAAGAGATAAGGAAACATATGATGTGTTGTGTTCAAATTTATTGAAATTTTCTCATGTAACTAAAACCTATTCAATTGACAAATTAACTGACCCCGGTAATAAAACGCAATCTTATAATTTGGATTTTGTAGAAAATATAGATTATATACAGAATTCAGATATTGTATTTATAGATGCACCATGGGGTGGAAAAGAGTATAGGACAAAAACAAAAGTTTCACTATATTTACATTCAAATACAGGAAACAATTATTCAGTTGATAAAGTTAAACCTATAGAGAATTACAATATAATTGAAATTGTAAAAAAAATATTGACATCAAATTATGGAGTATATTCAATTATTTTAAAGGTACCTTTCAATTACGAATTTAGCAATTTTGAAAAACAGATACATAACTGTGAACCAAATACTAAACTATATTATAAAAATGTGTATCGTGGCAATTCAAATATTATTTCATTTGTGTTAATTTTTATTATATAAATTTCATTTTATATTTATTTGAATATAAAATGTTCCAAGACAATATATTTACTTATAATTATAAATAAGTCTGTCATATATTTTTGTTTCGTCTTTATCTGCGAAATCCATCGTTAATTCTATTATATATTTTAGGATTTTTACAATTGCAAATAACAATAACATAAATATTAATAATATGTATGTTATTGTGTAAAATATAGGTTTTACAATATATTTTTCTAAATATCTATTTTCGTTGTTTTTTTTATCTTCCGTATCACTATGAACATTTATATTTGTTAAGTTGTAAAATAAATTACAAAAATTATTAAACATATATATAAAGAACATCATTTTCATTACATTTTGCAATATCTTTAAGATTTTTCAAAATAAAGTATCCATAAATATTTTGTATTCAACTAATTTGATACCCATTTTTTTTGCTTTTTCGCATTTTGAAGAAGTATCATCATCTTTATATATCAATAAAGTAGTGCTTTTTGTTACGTTATCGTTTACTTCATTTCCATTATCTTCAAGTATTTTTTTAAGTTTACTATCCCTAAACCCAGTAAATGTTACATTTTGTTTGGTAATTTTAATTTTACTTTCAAATATATTTTTTGATGAAATTGTATTTTGATTATTGTTACTAATGGTTTGATTCAATACGATATTTGATTTTATAATTTGTATAAATAAATTATATTTTAAAATTCCTTCAAATATCAACTCGGCTTGTTCTTGTATCCCTTTTACTGATTTTATTTTAATTATTAATTCATTTTTTTCTTCTAAAATTCCTTTATTTTTATCTTTTAAACATTCATTTTCTATATTTGGAAAAGCATCCAAAACCATTTTGAGTTTTTTATTTCCAATCCCAAAACCAAAACACCCAGAAGCATACATTAATATGTGTTTTTTATTTGTATTTGATAAATATTCTGAAATTTGTTGTTTGCAAAATTCAATTCCATTTAATATATTTTCTGAAGATTTATCTTTATAACCGCATTTTTCCAACAATGAAGTTTTAGTAAGAGATAAAATTAATGAAATATTTGTAAATCCTGAATTGTAAATATTCTCAATAGTTTTAGGTCCTAAATTTGGAGTTTCTAATTCTTTAAAAAAATGAAGAAGTTTCTGTATTTCCATATTTGTATTTTCGTTTTCACCATTTTGTTGAGAAATTTGTATATCTACTGCTGTTTTATTCCATTCCCATTTTACATTTTCTGGTAACAAATATTTTGTAGGTGTAATTACACTTTTAATATTAGGTATAACATCTCCGCTTCTCTCTATTTCTAATATTGTGTTTTTGCCAATATTATTTTGAACTATGTATCTTGCATTTATACCTGTTACCCAGTTTATATTTGCTCCGTTAATACATATTGGTTCAATTTTAATACGTGGTTTTAACAATCCATGTTTAGATACATTCCATTCAATATCTAATACTTTAGTTTTAATACTTTTTCCTATTAATTTTAAAGCTATACTATGTTTTGGATTATATCCAACTCTATCGTCTCCAAATATATCATCAACTGAAATTACGATACCGTCAATTTGGTATTTTGAATTTTTAACAAACATAGTTTGAATATCTCTAAGTTTATTCATATTACAAGTTTTGACAGAAACATATTGGGGTATATATATGTTAATTTTTTTTAATAATTCAAATTGTTCAAAAAATGTAATGTCAAAATCATATAGACGATATGCCACAAAATGAACTGAATTTAATTTATTTACAATATCCGGTGTAATGTCTTTTACATGAACTATTCCAGAAACAATATTTCTCATATTAGTTTCCATATCATTAGCTGGAATGATTAATTCACCTCTTATATTTATATTTCCTTTCTGTAAATTTTTACTGAAAACATTCCTAATCACATCGGTATATTTATATATATTATCTATATATTTTAAAATATGAGTTATATCGCATCCAATTTCGCCATTTCCTCGTGTACATAATTTTACATCATTTACACTTATAGTTAATAAGGCAGAAATACCATCTAATTTTTCAGTAATTACTATATTACTATTTTTGTCTGAATTGTCTAAATACCATTTCATAAAGTCTTCTTCAGTTTTAATTTTATCAAGTGACCCCATATATTTATCTAATTTGATTTTTTTATGATGTGGAATTACACCTACATCGTTAAAGTCATCATTAGAATTTTTACTTAATTCATCTGAAATATAATCATAAGTTGTATCTCTTATATTTTGTAAAAAAAATATAACATCATCTTTAGTTGTTAAAATTAAAGGTAATGATTTTTTTAAAAATTCAACAGAACTATCTAATAACTCATTGTTGTAATAATAACTTTTTATAATGTTGATAAACTTTACTTTTTCATTTTCTTTTTTATTTTTCATAAATTCAATACAAATAGAATGTGTATCCATTTTTATATAATTTTAGTAAAATAAATTATATAAAATGTATTATTTTAAAATAATTTATATTTATATAAAATAAATACAAAAATGACAAACTCGTATAAAAATGGAAAATACTAAATATTTAATTGAACATACTGTTCAACCATTTGCAGAAAAAGACTAACAGAACCATAAAATTACTGTATAATTTGTTTCAAGTTGTTTTATATTAAAATAAAAATATAAAACAATATTCTTTCAACTGGTTTCACAATTTTTAAAAATAAATTTTATTTAGAATTCAATCAATCTTTTTTACAAAAGGATAAAAATTCAAATTTATATCTGGTGAATTACGATTATTTGGGAAATCTAAATTATCAATAGGTAAAGATGTAGTGTTCAACTCTGGAATAGAATCGAAATAATTTTTATTAACGTATGTCAATTCGATTACATCTGGAATATTACTAACAATCGGTCCGTAATTATTACCATGTGCATGTACTATATAATGAGTTTTTGATAATTTTTTTAAACATTTTAACTTGTCAATATAATTGCAATTCCAACCGTTATTTGAAATTCCGTGGAATTCTATTACAATTTGTTTGAACCTGTTTAACATATTTTCATCTAATTGTAATATCCAAGGGTATTCCCCTCCCTCTATATCCATTTTTAAAAAAACATTGTCATATTTATTTACTAAAAAAGATAAATCTGTGTTATCATCATCGTTAAAATAATTTATATTTTTTTTTATAAATGAAATTTTTTCAGTGTACTCATAAGGATAATTATTTATAGTTCCATCAAAACCAAAACTATTATGTTCATTCATATTATATTTATCTATAAAATCTCTTGAAAAACTTTCTTCATTTGAAATTCCAGCAGAAATATAACAATCGTATTTTCCATTAAGGTCTGCAATTACATATCCGCCGTCTCTATCTATACCATATCTAATTTTTTTATCAAAATTGTATACTTTTAATAATTCAAGCATATCAATGTCATCCTTGAAAATTTTACTCTCATTTTTCCAATATGTTGTGTTTTTGTACAAATCTTCAATATATTGATGTTTCCATGATGCAAATTCACCCATATCTATTCCGTAAAATCTGCATCTTATTTTGTTTTTTGGATTATTTAAAATAGAATTAAGTTCATCGTCTTTTTCAAAATATAAATATGTATTTTTTCCATAAAGTGGCGTCATTATCTGATTTATAGCATCAGTAAAAGGACCAGCTGGTCCTGTTAAATAGCATATATCATAACTTGTTCTATTCGTTATATTGTAACAACAGTTGTATATTGTTCTTGCTAAAATAGGATGTCCCTTTTCAAAAATCATAATCCAGTTATTAAATATAAATGGATTTCCTTCTCGTGTTATAACACACTGATCATTTTCTTCAATTAATTTATCCAGTGGTTTTGTTATATATGAATCTATATCTAAATAAATACCCCCATTTTTATATAATATACAATATCTCCAAAAATCTGCCTTTGTTGCTCCTATATTTAGCTGAGAATAACAGTTATATATAAATTCATCAAAATTTGTTTTTATAAATTCATCGATCTCTTTATCGTCGTATAGTATTATTTCATATTCAGGGTTCAATTTTTGAATATCGTTTTTTATTTTTAAACAATTTTCATGTAAATCCTTTGTTTTCCATGTTTGATAAATTATTTTTGGTATAGTCATTTTTATAGATAAAAATTATCATTTAAATTACAAAAAAGATAAACTAAATTAACAACTCTTATGTTTCTTAGAGTGTTTTTTACTGTGTTTTTTTGAACTTCTCTTTTTCTTGCTATTAGTTAATCTTCCAATAGTGTTTTTATATAATGTTTTTAAACCCTTAGTGAAACTCTTAATTAAACTTTCATTATGTGGTTTTCTTTGTTTCTTAGAAACAGATTTTCTTGATTTTGCCATTTTTATTTATATAAAAACATTTTATTTACAAAAAATAAAAAATTAATTTAGATAGTGATATCTACATACTGGAATATAATTTGTCGAACCTATTACTTTTTGTTCTGTTTCAGTTGAAATGCGTTTAGAAAATCTTGCTGGTGTTTCATCTTTACATATACTACAATATGCTGTTAAGATTTCAACTGTATCTGCTATTGGGATTAATTCCAATAAATTGTTTTTAAAACATTCACGTTTATAATCTCCGTCTAATCCACAAATAATTACATCTTTGTTGTATTTTTCACATAATTCTTGAGAAACTAAATATATATTATTGAAAAATTGACCTTCATTTATAGCAAAAACATCATATTCATTCGTCAATTTAAACAAATCATTAATTTTTTCTAAAAAAATACATGTATAACTAACTTTATCATGTGTATATACTTTTTCTTGGAAATTATTGTCAATTGAATTATCAGAATATCTTTTATCTTCTATGTAATTTACCAATAATACTTTTTTATCTATACATTTATATCTTTTAACTATCCTTATTAATTCACTTGTTTTACCTGAAAACATACATCCTAATATTAAATTGATATTTCCTACAGACTTTGTATTTCCACTTTTATTCATTTTAAAACAGATTTTAGTTTTTTTGTATATTAAGAATTTATTATAAATAATTTGTAATTAGAATACAAAATCATTTTTTTTGTAAAATGTAATTTATAATATAAAAATTATATAATTTATATAATAATAAAAATGACAAGTACAGATACAAAATTTGTTATATCTACTGTCGTTCCAGCGAGAGCAAATAATAACCCTTTGGGTGTTCAGGTATCAAATATTTTTTACCAACATCCAAATATGGTTCCTGGATATACAGGTAGTGGACAAGGAAGTGGAAATACGGGTCCAACTGGCGCAACTGGTCCACCTGGCGCAACTGGTCCACCTGGCGCAACTGGTCCACCTGGCGCAACTGGTCCACCTGGCGCAACTGGTCCTACTGGTACATTTACGCCAGGTGATAATATAATTGCAAATATATTGACAGCAACTGGGATTTATACTTCAAATTTTACTCTAAATAATTACAATATAGATTTAGGAATAAATGCTGGGCAATCCAATCAACAATGTGGTGCTATTGCTATTGGGTACCAAGCTGGACAATATTCTCAACAACCCAGTTCTATAGCTATTGGTGTCCAATCTGGTCAAAATAGCCAAGGAACAAATTCATTAGCAATTGGTATTTCAGCAGGTCAATATTCTCAATCAGAAAATAGTATTGCAATTGGTCCTTATTCTGCAGTTCAATTTCAACAACCAAATAGTATAGCAATCGGTACCAATTCGGGTCAAATTAGCCAGCAATATAATGCGTTAGCAATTGGTATTTCATCGGGTCAGTATTCTCAACAACACGATTCTATAGCAATTGGAAATAGTGCAGGTTATACAAATCAAGGTGAGTATTCTATCGCGATAGGATATAAAGCTGGTATGACCAACCAAGCAAGTCAGTCTATTTGTTTAAATGCTTCTACATCTGGTTTGTCTCCTACAAATCAAGGGTTTTATGTTAATCCAATTAGAAATAATAATACTACATTAAATAATTTTGTTTACTATAATAATGGAACGAAAGAATTAACATATAGTTCTGATTTAAATTTTACAAATGCAACAGGAACCAACTTTTATACGTCTTCTCTTTTATTTGATTCAGCTACTGGAACTAATTTAACTGCTACTAACTTAACAGGAACTAACGTTTATAACTCATCACTTAACTTTAGTAGTGCAAGTGGAACCAGTCTAAGTGCTATTTACTTGACAGGTACGAACGTTTACAACTCATCACTTAACTTTAGTACTGCAAGTGGAACCAGTCTAAGTGTTATCAATTTAACAGGCACAAACATAACATCCACATCAAATCTTTCATTTAGTTCATCAACCGGAAATTTACTATATTTAAATCAATTAACTGGACCAGCATATAATAATATAATTTCAAATTCTAGTTTACCATCTGGAACGTATTATTCTGATTATTTATTTTGGAATGATATTGCAAATACATATCAAGTAGGAAGTTCTACAGTTCATATAGGACAAAATGCTGGACAAGCCAATCAACAATGTGGTGCTATTGCAATTGGGTACCAATCGGGACAATATTCACAAGGGTCTGATTCTATTGCTATTGGTGTATTAGCAGGTCAAAATAATCAAAATGGTCAAACTATAGCAGTAGGAAATAGTGCTGGTGCGATTAGCCAAGGTTATCAAAGTATAGCTATTGGACAATTGTCTGGATATAATAATCAAAAATTAGGTTCAATTTCATTAGGTTATCAATCTGGATATAACACACAAGGTATCAATTCTGTAGCAATTGGATATCAAGCTGGTTATGACAATCAAGGAACTTATGCGATAGCACTTGGTTTTCAATCAGGATTAACAAATCAAGGAACAGATACTGTTGCTATTGGAAGAAATTCTGGACAAGGTTCGCAAAAATTTCAAGGTATAGCTATAGGAAATAATGCTGGATATCAAAATCAAGGAAATCAATCTGTTGCTTTAGGTTCTCAATCTGGATACCAAAATCAAAATAGTCAATGTATTGCAATTGGAATTAATTCTGGAAATATAAGTCAGGGGTTTCAATCAATAGCGATGGGTATAAACGCTGGATATAACAATCAACAATCTGGTTCAATTGCTATAGGTTCGTTTGCAGCACAAAATTTTCAAGGAAACCAATCAATCTCAATAGGAAATCAATCAGGTTATCAAAATCAAGGAATTTATTCAGTTGCTTTAGGTTATCAAAGTGGATATACAGCACAACAAGGTTCTAGTATATCGATTGGGTATCAAAGTGGTTTTCAGAGACAACAAACACAAAATATAGCAGTTGGATACCAATCTGGAAATTCAGATCAACAAGCATATAGTATAGCAATTGGAAATCAATCAGGATATAGATTGCAACAATCTTATAGTATATCAATTGGAAATAATGCTGGTTATACAAACCAAGGAGCTTATTCTATTGCTTTAGGATACCAAGCAGGTATGACAAATCAAGCAAGCCAATCAATTTGTTTAAACGCAACAACAAGTGGATTAACACCATCTAATCAAGGATTTTATGTAAACCCAATTAGACAAAATAATACATTAACAAGTGGATTAGTATATTACGACACCGGAACAAAAGAGTTAACTTATAGTACAAGTATGAACATATCTGGTTCAACAGGTCCAACTGGAAGCCAAGGTATTCAGGGAGTAACTGGTCCTACAGGTCCATCCGGTGGAGGTTCATCGTTGCCTCTAGGTACTTATTATTCAGATTATTTATTTTGGGATAACAATGCGAATACTTATCAAGTTGGGAGTTCTACAGTTCATATAGGACAAAATGCTGGACAAGTCAATCAACAATGTGGTGCTATTGCAATTGGGTACCAATCGGGACAATATTCACAAGGGTCTGGTTCTATTGCTATTGGTGTATTAGCAGGTCAAACTGGACAAATGACAGGATCCATAGCCATAGGTATTCAAGCTGGTCAAGGGACACAAGGTAGTTATTCAGTTGCGATTGGTTATCAAACTGGATTTCAAGGACAATTGACCAATTCAGTTGCGATTGGTTATCAATCTGGATATTTAAATCAAAATTTTCAATCTGTAGCTATTGGAAACGAATGTGGAAAGGAAAATCAAGGATTAATTGGTGTTGCAATCGGAAACCAATGTGGACAGATTAATCAATCTAGTATGTCAATTGCAATAGGACAAGCGGCTGGACAAAACAATCAGGGTTATTCTTCAATTGCTTTAGGACAAACAGCTGGACAAAACAACCAAAATCAATCGTCAATAGCATTTGGAGAACAAGCTGGACAAAACAATCAGGGTCAATTTTCAATTGCTTCAGGATTTCGAGCGGGAAGTAACTATCAAGGTGATTTTTCAATTGCGTTGGGAGAAGAAGCTGGATACGACTATCAAGGTAATTTTTCAATTGCATTAGGATACCAAGCTGGAGCATTAAATCAAGGTACTTATTCTATTGCTTTAGGTTATCAAGCTGGTATTACTAACCAATCTAGCCAATCTATTTGTTTAAATGCTTCTGCGGATGGTTTGTCTCCTTCTAATCAAGGATTTTATGTTAATCCTATTAGAAACGACAATACTACATTAAATAATTTTGTTTATTACGATACTGGAACAAAAGAATTAACATATAGTTCTGATTTTAATTATACAAATGCAACAGGAACAAATTTTTATACTTCTTCTCTTTTATTTAAAACTGCAACAGGAACTAGTCTAAGTACAATTAACTTGACCGGAACTAATACAACTCTTAGTTCCCTTGTAACAACTTTTATGACTGGTACTAACGTTTACAATAAATCACTTGTATTTGAAACTGCAACAGGAACTAGTCTAAGTACAATTAACTTGACCGGAACTAATACAACTCTT